ATTCGAGCGTGACGTTAATTCACTCGTCAAAGTTCCTCTGACACAAGGACAATTCGATGCTTTGGTATCTTTCGCTTATAACTGTGGCTCTGATATTGACAGTGATGACATTGCCGAGGGACTAGGTGACTCGACACTGTTGAAGCTGTTGAACCAAGGGCATTATGACTTGGCAGCTAAACAATTCGGTCGATGGATTAGCAAGGGTACAAGTGCAGAGCCTGGATTAAGGCGCAGAAGGAAAGCAGAAGAACTGTTATTTTTGGGGTGAGCTATGGATATTATGCAATCACTTGAAAAGAACGTCAGAAAGCCTCGCGAAGGCAATATCGAGCGCATTTACTCAAGAAAACAGATCGAACAGTCTTTTTTAGAGACTTTCGAGCTTGTTGGTGGTGTTCCTAGGTTGGCTTCATGGGCTAATAATGAGGAAAACTACGGTCAATTCCTTAAATTGCTCATGGTAATGGCTCCAAAAGAGGCAATGGCTCAACATACAGGAAATGTGATTGAATATCGCTCAAATATCCCCGCTTCACCACTTAATCGACCTGCAATAGAAGATGGTAATGTCGTCGGTTAGCCTTCAGTCAGCATACACACCAAGAAATCACTCTTTAGCTTTCCATGCTAGGGGTGAGCGTTTTGCTATTTGTGTGCTTCATCGTAGGGCAGGCAAGACGGTCATGGCCGTCAATGATTTGATTGATAAGGCTATTCAGTGCAATTTGCCATTCCCTAAGTATGCTTATATTGCACCATTCAGGGAGCAAGCTAAGTCGATAGCCTGGCAGTACCTTAAACACTATGCGGCACCTTTGATTGATAAGGTTATGGAGTCCGAGCTGTCGGTATTGCTCAAGAATGGGGCTACAGTCCGTCTTTATGGTGCTGATAATCCAGATGCACTCCGAGGTAACTACTTTGACGGGGTGGTAATCGACGAATATGCTCAGATTCATCCTACCTTGTACGCTGAAATCATAGCCCCTGCTATTTCAGACAGAAAAGGCTGGATTGTGTTCCTTGGCACCCCTCACGGTAGAAATCACTTTCATGATTTATGGGAAGGCGCTCAAGGCAGTAAAAACTGGTTTACATTAATGCTTAAAGCTAGTGAGTCAGGCATTATTGATGCTGATGAACTTGAACTGATAAGGACAAACCCTGGAACGGACTCCGAAACATACATGCAGGAAATGGAATGCTCGTTTACTGCCGCTGTCAGGGGCGCGTTCTATTCCGATCAGATGGAAAAACAATCGTCTACTAATGAAGGAGTATTCCCGTATGATCCGTCAAAACTTGTCATTACTGCCTGGGATATTGGCTACACTGATGATACAAGTGTATGGTTTGCTCAGGCTAACGGCCAAGAACTTGCTATTATTGACTTCTTCACTGTTAGCGGTTTTAGCGTTGACGATGTTCTGGGAGTATTACGGGACAAACCTTATGCTTATGGTACTGCTTATCTACCTCATGATGCCAAAAACAAATCCTTCCAGACAGGAAAATCCGTAAGGGAGCAGTTTATTGCCGATGGTATGAAAGTTGAGATTGTTCCCAGTCTTTCGATTCAGGATGGTATTCAGGCTGTCAGAAAGTCATTACCTCAATGGTTTTTTAACGTTTCCAGCCCTGATGTTAGAGTTGGCGTATCTGCTTTGAAGTCTTATCAGAGAGAATGGGATGCCCGTTCCCAGATGTTCAAATCCTCACCAAAGCATGACTGGTCATCAAACCCTGCCGATGCTGCCCGTATGTTAGCACTTGCTACCAATAAAAGCGCATTGAAGCAAGCGGGGAAATCACGTATAGTTGGGCAACAGATACCTGTAAATGCAGAAATGAAACTATTTTCACTTTTTGCAGAGCGTGAGAAGCGTTCTGCTGGGGTTGTGCGTATATGAGCAAGCAGTGGAGCGCTAAATTAACCAAGGCAGAGAAGTTTCTAAGTGAAGCACATGCCCATGGTGGCAGGGTTTATGCCAGATACAAGGATGATAGAGGGGATTCGGCACTAGCAAGAGCGCCAAGAGCCAATCTGTTCTATTCAGGTGTTCAGACTCTCAAAGAATCGTTATTCAACTCGTTACCAAAGGCCGATGTTTCACGAATCAATCGTGATGCAGATGATGACGTTGCGCGTGTTGCTGGCCTTATCATGCAGCGCGGACTGAACTATGAGGTTCAGTGTGCCGATGATTTCAAAGGATCGGTAAGGGCTGCGATACTTGATAGATTAGTGCCTGGCATTGGCACTGTGTGGTTACGCTTTGAGATGGAAACCACAGAAGAAGGCTCTCCAATGGCTGGGTCTGAGGCTATATTTATCGACTCGGTGTATTGGGAAGATTTCCTATATCAGCCATCAAGAACGTGGAAAGATGTCACTTGGGTTGCCCGTAAGCTGCCATTAACCAAGAAAGAAATCGTTGCCCGTTGGGGTGAAGATGCCATGGATCAGGTTGAGAGCGAGAAGAATAAGACTTCCCTCACACCCAAAGAGATCACTGATGGAAAGTATATTGTCTATGAAATATGGGACAAGTCAGAAAGAAAGGTTATCTGGACAACCAAGGGCGGTGAAAAGTGTCTTGAGGAGAAAGACGATCCTTATGGGTTAAAAGACTTTTTCCCATGCCCTCCTCCATTGATTGCCAATACTACTACTACAGCTTTCTTGCCTGTTACTGACTACCATCAGTCGCAAGATCAATACAATCAGCTTGATATTCTCTATGCTCGTATTTCGATGCTTGTGTCTGCTATCAAGGTTGCTGGTGTTTATAACGGATCTGAAACAGCCATTGGTCGTATGTTTGAATCTGCTGAGAATACCCTGATACCCGTTGATAACTGGGCAATGTTCACTGAGGCTGGTGGAACTGCTGGCGGGATTCAGTGGTATCAGGTTGAGAAGGTTGCCAGTGTTTTACAGATGCTTCAACAGCAGTACGAACACACAAAGGCAGTATTGTTTGAGGTATCTGGATTATCTGATATACAGCGTGGTGTAACTAATCAGTATGAGACTGCTGAAGCTCAGAAGATCAAAGCACAGTTTGCTAGTGGCCGTATGTCAGGCTATCAAAGGGATGTTTCAGAGTTTGTATCATCTATCCTTAATATCATGGGAGAGATGGTCGTTCAGCTTTACTCTGATGAGAAGCTGCAACAGATTGTAGGGATGCTGTCTGAGCCTGATATGGCTCTTGTTCCACAGGCAATAGCATTACTCAGGAATGATGAGCTTGCCAGTTACAGGATAGTTGTTCAGGCTGATTCATTGGTGCAAGCTGATTGGGCGCTTGAAAAGTCACAGCGTATGGAATTGATGGGCTATGTAAGCCAGTTCTTACAAAGTGCCGTTCCTGCCATGCAAACGAATCCAGGGCTTGGTCAGATACTGTTGACCATGTTCAAGTTTACCCTTATGGGGTATCGTGGCGCTTCTGAGATTGAGGGGGTGTTGGATGCGGAACTTGAAAGGCTTGGTAAAGAAGCACAACAGCCAAAACCGCCACCTGGTCCAAGCCCTGAAGAAATTGCGGCTCAGGCAGAGCAGGCAAAGATGCAGGCTGAGATGCAGTTAAAACAGCAAGAAGCTGAACAGAAGTTTATGCTTGAACAGCAACAGTTAGCTGGAAGAATGGAACTTGAGAGGGTTCAGGCAGAACAGGATGCGGCTATTGCCCAACAAAAGGCAGAGCTTGAGGCTGAATTGGCTGGCCAGAAGTTAGCTATGGATGCGGCATTAGAGAATCAGAAAATGGAGTTTGCCAGAGAGAAGCACGAGCAGTCTATGGCCTTTGCTGAACAGAAGTTTGCCATGGAAATGATGATGAAAGAGCGTGATTGTTCTATGAAAAATGACCAGCACGATCAGAAAATGGAAGCCATGGAAACTGCTGCCGAGATGAAAAGCGAAACGTCTGGAGATGATGATTAATGCCAGTCTATACAGGATTGTGTATTGAATGCGAAGCTGTTACTGACTACATCAGACCAGTAGATGAAAGGCTCGACACTCCCCCATGCAGGGTGTGCGGCAGTGAAATATCACTTGCTATCCTTACTCCTCCAAAGACATTTGTCAGGGGCAGGTTTCAGGCATTCAGGTCTACAGTTGATGGTACGGTAATTGATAGCCACAGAGCAATGGAAGAACATAACAAGCGCAATGGTGTTGTATGTTTGGCTGATGGCTATAGTAATGAATCTATCTTGGCAGGGCTTCCACAGAAGAAGGCCGAAAAGCTGGATACAAAAGAGCTGATGCAGGATATTGCTGAAGCCGCAATTCATGTTAGAGATGGCTATAAGCCAGAGGTGCATAGTGAGCAATGAAGAACGCAGTATTGAAGATGAACTTCGGGAAGCAATGGCAGCAACTACTGACGATACTACAGCCGCCGATGTGGTTGCTGATGCGGTGGTTGAAACTACTAGCGACAGAGATGAAAACGGTAGGTTTAAGTCTAAAGATAAAGCTGAGCCTGCTGCTGAGGCGGCTGTTGAACAACACACCACAGATGATGAGCCTGCTGGAAAATGGTCACCTGATCGCCCTCCGTCTAGCTGGAAGCCTAAAGCGCGGGAAGGATGGGCTAATCTTCCGCTTGAAATCCGTGAAGAAATCATACGACGAGAAGAAAATCACAATGTAGGTGCTGCCAAGCTACAAGAGCAATTTGCGCCACTGAAAGAGCTTCAACAGGCATTTGCTCCAGTTATTAACGAGCTTAACCAGATTGGAATTAGCCCACAACAGCATATTGAAAGAGTGATGGGTGCTGAGAGGGTATTGAGAACGGCAGACCTTCCGACTCGGTTTGAGGCTCTGATGGGTATTGCTGATGACTATGGGATACCTTTACGTGACATAATCAACAAGTCAGTAGGTCAAGAGGTGTTACAGTCACCACAGCCTGGCATGGTTATTCCTGAAGAGATCCGCAGTGAGTTGGCTGAAATACGCGCATGGCGTGAAGGGCAAGAACAGACCATTATTAACAATGAGGTTGAATCCTTTGGCTCTAATCTTGAGTTCTTTGGCGATGTTCGTGTCCACATGGCTGAATTGCTCGAAAGAGGTGTTGCTTCTGACTTGCAGGATGCCTACGACAAGGCTATCTGGATGAATCCTGAAATACGGGAAGTCATGCAAAGTCGCATAGCTCAACCTCAAGTAGCTAATCCTGTTGTTGCAAGACAGGCCAAGGCTGTTGGGGTTAGCGTTAAACCATCAGGCTCTGTTGCTGTTGAAGTTGATGATGAGAATGATTCTATTGGTGAAACACTAAGAAAAGCATTTAATTCTGCTTCTGGGCGGTTGTAAGCACTCGCTTAATGTGATAGCATTTCTTCACAAGTGGAAACCCCACTAACATTTTGAGGAAACCCCTCTACGGTTGTTGTTCATTAACTTAACTTTGGAGGGGATGCTATGTCATTCGCTAATGCCTCGGTCAGCGACATTATCGCTACCACGATTGAAAAACGCAGCAAGAAGATTGCTGATAACGTTCGCAAGAACAATGCCATTCTGACTCGTCTGGAAGCTCGTGGTAAAGCGCGTCCGTTCTCTGGTGGTCGTTTGATCTATGAAGAACTGTCTTTTGCTGAAAACTCAAACGCTGGCTTCTATTCTGGCTATGACTTGCTGCCTGTTGCTGCACAAGACGTAATCAGTGCCGCTCAGTTTGACATCAAGCAAGCAGCCTGCCCTGTTGTTATCTCAGGTCTGGAAATGTTGCAGAATGCTGGCCCTGAACAGATGATTGATCTGTTATCAGCCCGCATTGATGTTGCTGAATCTACCATGCAGAATCTTATCTGTACTGGTCTGTACGGCGATGGCACAAGCTATTCCGGCAAGTCTATTGTAGGTCTGGATGCAATGTGTCCTGATGTTGCAACAGCTTCACAGACTGACACTTATGGCGGCATTGATCGCACTACTTGGTCTTTCTGGCGCACTCAGTACAACGGTTCAGCGGCTGCTGCTACCATTCAGGCTGATTTGAATGCGATGTGGGCTAAACTGGTTCGCGGCATGGATCGTCCTGACTTGATTATGGTCGATAACGTGTTCTGGGCTAAGTATGTTGCCAGCTTGCAAGCTAACCAGCGTTTCACTAACAGCAACGAAGCTGATCTTGGCTTCCCATCTGTTAAGTTCATGGACGCTGATGTTGTGCTTGATGGTGGTATTGGTGGCGTTTGCCCATCTGGTACTGCTTTCATGCTGAATACCAAGTATGTCCATTATCGTCCTCATAGCCAGCGCAATTTCGTGAGCCTATCTCCGAACAAGCGTTATTCGATCAATCAGGATGCTGAAGTGCAGATTCTTGCATGGGCTGGAGCATTGACTTGCTCAGGCGCTCAGTTCTCTGGCCGTTTGGCTGGTGTGACCTGATAACAACTAATGCCATCGAAAGGGGGCGTTTTTTAATCTATTTGAGGATTGAATCATGAATATAATTGGTTTAAATAAAACGAAAGTCCGCACATCGTCTGAAACTGCTGAGTTTACTCTCGGAACAGTTGGGAGAATTGATGGTTCAGGCAAGCTGTACAAGTATGTCAAGTTCAACAATGGCGCTGGTGACGTTGCTTCTGTAGTTGGCAACTTCTGTTACTACTACGCCGTATCTGGCGCTTCTGCTGGTCAGTACACTGAAGTAACAATGGATGTGACTGATAGCGGCGGTATTGGCGCTGGTGTATTCCAGTCTATCATTGCTGATGGCGGTTACGGCTGGATTCAGATTACAGGTGTTGCAACACTGACAACTGCACTGACTGCTGGCGCTGATGGTAATGCGTTGACTGCTGTTGGCGCTACTGACGGGACTGTTGATGTGTCTGCGCTGGTTACTGATTACATCTGTGCTGTTGCTATTGATGCTTCAGCTAAGATTGTTTTCCTGACCTGCCCATTGTAATAAACATACTATCAGCCCCCTTCGGGGGGTTGGTGGTTTTGTGTAATAAAACACTGTGCAATAACGTACAGGTTTATAAAGAAACACTACTTAAACAGGTGCAGATATGAGTGCTACGGCAGAGTTTGATATTAAAGATTTTGAGAATCCAGCGGGTTCAAATGGCGTATATGCCAAGTTTTACATGCGCTCAATTCAAAATGAGGCAAAGACTGAAGCAGAGGGCAGGCCTATTTTTGAGGATGCCGAGTTTGTTGAGATTATCGCCGCAGGCAATAGCACCAACATTGTCCGCAGGCCAGTAAGACAGCAAGACAAACAGCGGTTCCGTGAGTCATATATGCGGTTCCGTGAAGGTGATGCAGAGCAGTTGATTGGCACTCCACTTGCAGAGGTTGCATGGATTAGCCGTTCGATGGTTGAAGAATTGAGTTATATCAAGGTTCGCACCTTGGAGCAGTTGGCAGAATTGAACGATCAGGCTTGTGGCAGAATGCCAGGCCTGCATGAAATGAAGCGTAAGGCTGCGGTACATATTAAAAAGGCTGCTGATGCTGCTCCGTTTGATGTGTTGCACAAAGAGAATGAGGAATTGAAAGCTAGGTTAGCGGCACTTGAATCTGCTGCTGAAAAACCTAAGAAAGGTTAGGGGGATTTCCCCGCTTGGTAGGGCTGCACCCCCTGCCAAGGTTTTAGGAGTCTAAAAATGTCGGCATATTCAAACGTTACACTGATTATTGATGCTGCATTTCAAGAATTAGGCTTAGGTGCGTCAAACATTGCTCTTGGTGCTGCTGATCCTACTACCTATCAGGCGGTAGGGTTGCTTAACGCTGTCGGCAATGAAGTGATGAGGGCGCATGATTGGCCTCAATTAACAAAGCAACTGGCAATTTACGGCGATGGTTCTACTACTGATTTTTCTCTCCCTGGCGATTTTGCTCGTCAAGTAAACCAGACACAGTGGGCTTCAAGCTCTAAACTGCCCATGTTGGGGCCAACTAGCCCTCAGATGTGGGCATGGCTTCAGTATGGGCTAACATCTGGGAGTGCTGGCGTTCAGTATCAGTACAAGATTTCAGCTAATGATAAGTTTTCTGTTTTCCCTGCTCCGGCGGCTGGCGAGGTTATGCAACTTGCCTATGTTTCTAATGATTGGGTTTATATTCAGGCAAATGGCGGCTACAGGAATGTTGTAGTTCTTGCTGACGATGTTCCGCTGATTGACCAGAGGTTGATGATAACTGGGCTGAAATTAAAATTGTGGTCTGCTAAGGGCATGGATACAACAATTCTTGCTCAGGAATACAATTACATTTTGCAGAATGAAAGGCAGGCAACTCAAGGCGCAAGAGAGATTTCATTAACTGGCTATGCTGGTAATGGGCTGCTTGGGTACGGCAATGTTCCTGAAACTGGATTTGGCCTGTGAGGTCTAAGCCTGCAAAAGTTGGCAATCGTGCCGTTAGTAAGGCAATAAGTGTTTCTGCTCCAACAGGCGGGATAAACGATACTTCTCCGATGGCTTCTATGGAGCCTAATTTCTGCCTTTCTCTTATCAACATGTTTCCTGGCAACGAGGCTCTAAGGGTTAGGGGAGGCTCTCGTGTTGTCGCTACTGGCCTAGATGGAACAGTTAAAACGCTTATTCCGTATACTTCTCTTTCAGGCTCACACAAGTTATTTGCTGCGACTGATGCCGGTGTTTATGATGTAACAAACGCAGTTTCCTCTCCTGCTATTGCTCATACTCTTATTTCTGGCAATGTGGATTTCGTGCAATTTTCTAATCCTGCTGGCAATTTCCTTGTATGTGCTAATTCCAGCACTGATCCAACGTTCTACTATGATGGAACAGCTTTTCATCAGTTTACTATGGTGGCACCTGGCACAATAGGCGCTGGCATGATTTGGGGTGTTGATCCCACAACATTCGACAAGGTAACTACCGCAAAACATCGGTTATGGTTCACACAAGCCAATTCCATGACTGCATGGTATTTACCGCTTGATTCTCTAGGTGGTGAGGCAACGCCTTTTTACTTGGGCGGCATATTCAAGCAGGGCGGGTATCTGTATGAGATAGCTACATGGAGTCTTGATTCTGGCGCTGGTCTTGATGATCTGACAGTGTTTATCAGTTCAAATGGCGAGGTAGCTGTATACACTGGGTCTGATCCTGATGATGCCTCTACATGGCGAATAAACTCTGTTTATCTGGTTTCTCCTCCAGTTGGCAAAATACCGACTATTGATATGGGCGGCGATCTTATAATGATGACAGAGGCTGGACTGTTCCCGTTGAGCAAGGTTGTTCAGGGTGCTGCGGCTGAGTCCTTGTATGAATCTGCATTAAGTAGAAATATAAGCAGAACGCTTAATTCAATCATTCATTCAACAAGCGGTATTATTACAAACGATTGGGAGTTGCATAACTTTACCAGCATTCAGACCGTTCTTATATCTATCCCTGATGTTGATGGTTCTGCTAGACAGTATATTATGAATGCCTCTACTGGCGCATGGGCTGAATATAGGATGGATGCTTCATGCTTTGGGAATATGGCTGGATCAGCTTATTTTGGCACAGGTGATGGCAGAGTTTATCGGCATGGAAATGACCTTTACATGGATAACATAGGGATTGATGGAACTGGAGGCACTCCTATTAGTTGCTCGCTAATGTCTGCATTCAGCTATTTTAACTCTCCTACGGCTATCAAGCATTTCAAACTGGTTCGCCCTATTGTTCAAACTGCGGTGAATCCTGGCATTGCTCTTGGTCTTGCTATTGACTTCTCCATGACTGCTGACGGGTCTGGATATTCACCTGGAGCTAGTGCCGTATCCACATCATTGTGGAATAGTGCTATATGGGATGCCTCACAGTGGGCATTTGCATCTGGCATGTATCGGCCTTGGACTTCTGTAACGGGTCTTGGATATGCGGCATCTTTGATAATGGCTGTAACAACTTCTGTTCCTTGTACAATAGTAGCCAGTGAGTTTATTTTTGAAACTGGAGGGATGGTATGAGCATGATAACAACAGACCTTATTTACCTTCCAGAAGCCTGCCGTGAGTTAATGCTCACTCCTGCTACAGGCCAACAGCTTATTGGGTGCATTGATGGTAATGAACTGATTGCAGCGGGGATTTGTGAGGAGTACAATCAAGTATCTCTCCATGTTCATATATGGATTAAAGAGGGTAGATTGCCATGCCGTGAGTGGTATGCAGCCATTTTTGACTACCCGTTTAATCAGTTGAAAGTCCATAAAATCATTGGGCGTGTAGTGGAGAGTAACGTAGGCGCTTCCCGTCTTGATGAGAATTTTGGCTTTGTGCTTGAGGCTACCATAAAGGGTGGTTCTCCTTATGGTGATTTTAATTATTACACAATGACACGCGACCAATGCAAGATTCTTAACTCTAAATTGTGGGCTAAGACAGTGACAAAATTGCAGGCGGTTGGAGGATAAGATGGGCGGAAGCAAAGCACCAAAGACACCAAAGGCACCCGATTACGCGGCACTAGCTCAACAACAAGCTGGTATTGATGCTGCCGCTGCCGAGGCAATGACAAAGGCTAACAGGCCTAAACAGACGAATGCCTACGGCAGTATAGAATGGACTAGAAACCCAGACGGCACTTGGATTCAGAAAGAAACCGCTGCCCCTGAGTTTGAGAATGCTCGCCGTGCCGTAATGGGTCGAGGCAACATACTTGCTCAGGACATAGCAAAACAGGGCGCTTTCAAAGGCGCAGCACAGGTTAAGTGGAGTCCTGAGGCTAATAAGGAATATGCAGACGCTATTTACAAGTCAACGATGGATAGGGCTGCTCCTAAGCAAGAGCGTGATCTAGCATCGCAGAGAAACCAGCTAAGGCAACAGGGCTTTGTGCCAGGCTCTGAGGCTTATAGTCGTGCAATGAATGATACGCTTGTAGCTCAAGGCGATGTTAATACTCAGGCAGCGCAACAGGCTACTATTTCCGCTGCTGACAAGTATCGTCAGGATTACAGCGCTCAGATCAAAGGGCAGGATCAGAATTACTCGCAAGATTTGCAAAACTATCAAATGCCTTGGGATTTGGTCGGTGCTTCTCAGAGTTTGGGGCAATCTTACAGGCCGTCATTTGCTGGGTTTGGTACAGCAACTGGTTATGCTCCTGCTGATATGGCTGGCGCGGCTCAATCTCAGTATCAGACTAAAATGGGCGACTATAACGCTCGTCAACAAAAGGCAGGTAAATAGCCATGATGCAGTCAAATGAGCGCTACAGAAAGATGCAGACCTCAAAGGCTTTGAGGAATGGTGATGGCACTGCTCCAACTGGCGATGTTGGGGGTGGTATTGTTGGGGCAGGCAGAACGCCTATTTCTGCTTCAAACATTCCGATGCCTAATGTTAATCCTGAGCCATCTGCTATGGATCAAGTATCGCAAGCAGTAAAGACTGGCAAACAGGCTTATGACTTGTATGATGACTTTTCCAAAGCTGGAGCTGCTACAAGTGCAGCCAGTACAGGCTCTGGAATGTTTGGTGCCGGAACTACTGGAGGTGCTGCATTGTCAGGCGCTGGTGATGCCTTTGGAACAACACAGGCGGCTAATACTGGCATGAATCTTGGTGGCTGGTCTGGTGGAGCTGGAACGACTGCTGGCACGGTTGGAACTGGATCAGGTGCTGCACTAGGGTCTGGCGGTTCATTGGCTGGTGGCACTACTGCTGGAACTACAGGAACGGCTGCTGGCAGTGGCATGGCTTCTGCTCTTGGTAAGGGCATGGGTTATGCTGGGTTAGCAATGCAGGGTCTTGGATTGGCTGGTAATATCGGCAAGGAACAGGGCGCTTACGATAGAGACAAAGGCAGTTTTGGAGGTCAGTTATCAGCAACAGGTCAGGGAGCTGCATCCGGTTATGGTGCTGGCCCCATTGGTGCTATTGTTGGCGCGGCTCTTGGTAATGAATCTTACCAATATGAGCATGGAAACAGGAAAGGTGGCCCACTTGATTTGAATGCTTGGAAAACAAGCGATGGGCTGAAAGATAAATTGGCATACGCATTGAAGGGTGGCGCTGTTGGCGCTGATGTTTCTGGCTGGTTAGGGCTTAACTGATGGAACCATACATTGTTGGTCAAGATAGAAGCATTCAGAAAAAGGCTCAGATGATTTCCGAGGCTTTGAGAGCGGCTCCAGGCTTGCAAACTCGCTCTGATTCTACGTTCTACATTCCTGCAAATGGCGCAAGCCCTGCAAGGATTGTTAATAATGACCGTGGTCAGATGTGGAACAACATCAAGGATGCGGTAGCTGTTGGCGGTGCATTGGGCGATGTTTACAATGCTGAACAGGATAAGAAAGATCAGTCGATTGCACTGAGTCAGGCGGCTGAAGATACTGGCGCTATGACTCCACAGAAGATGATGCAGTTGCGTAATCTTGGCGTTGATGTTGAGACTATCAAACTGATGCAGGGCGATAAACCCGACAGGCTTGGTCAGAATCAAATACTGCAATATGGCCAGACTCCTGCTGGCATGAGGGCTGTTAATCAGTTGAAGCCCGGAACTTTCTCTGATGAGGCTATTCAGGCTGCTGCTGAAGCTGAAAGGGCTGCACACGCTCAGGATGTAGCGGATAAACGTGAACTGGCTATTGCTGGCCGCGCTCCTAGTGCTGGTCGTGCGCCAACTGATTTTGAAATGTATCAGCGCGATCCTGAAGCGTATAGCAAATTCAAAGCTGCTGGAAAGTCTGGTTCAGGTGGCAGTGGTGTTACTATTGATGCCGATGGCAATCTTGTAGCAAATCAATCTGTAGCTAATAGCGTTCTTAATCAGGATAGAAAGTATGCTCAAGAAGCAACTGACTTATATGATAAGGCTACTGTTCAGGGTGACACTACGAAGAGAATTTTTGAACGGATAAAGGGTTCTGCTGATCCAGCTATGCAGGATAAACTGGCACAGGTATCTAGTGCTAATGGGTATAACTCTGTTGCTGAAATCCTTAGAACACCTAATGCATTTGCAAATAATGCAGATGCAATAAAATTGGCAATATCTGATGCTAGGGCATTAGCTCCTGTGTCTAATACTGACTTCGATAAATTATTGTCTATTTATCCAACTGCATTGAGCGATCCAAAGGCAGCAGCTTCTTTATTTGAAGAACTTGGTAGGGTATCTAATAAAGCCCAAGCTGTTCAGGAATCGAAAGCCGCCTTCCATAATCTCAGGGCTGGAGGTGCAATTCCTCCAACTATGACGGAACTTGCATTCAAGCGCAGATTATCTGCTCCTCCTGCTGGAATGCCAGATGAAGATAAGGCAGCATGGGACGGATTGACATCCGATGAAAAAGCAGAGCAGATTCTAAATTATGGAGGGTTCAAATAATGGCTCTCACACAGGAACAGAGAGATAGGGCGCTTGCAAAGATAGCTCAGGATAAAGCAGCGGCTAATCCAGAGCCTAGCGAAAATGATATGCTTAAAAGCAATCTTCAGGGGCGCATTGATAAAATGAATGCCCTAGAGAAGTTTGGCTATGGGGCTGGTGCAACTATAGACAAGGGTGTTAGGCGCGTTCAGGAGATGGCTGCTTCTGACCCTGCTGAACTGCAATCGTTATATGACACAGAAGCACAGAGACGAGCTATTGATCCAAAAAGTAAAATGGTTGCCGCTGGGGAGATTGGAGCTACTGTAATCCCTGCTTTAGTTACTGCGCTTGCTACAAAGAATACTGCCCCTTTGACTGGACTTGTTTCTATGGCTGCTCAAACAGGAACAGGGATAGCTGCTGGAAACTTACTTAGACCACATGCCAGCGCAGAAGAAGCCAGCATAGGAAATCAAGCACTGGCTGCTGGTGGTGATGCTTTGTTATCACAGATTCCTGCGGCTGTTGGTGGCGGGTATCAGCTTGCTAGAAAAGTTGCAAATAAAGCTGGGTCAATGATTCCTGAATCTGCTGTGGCTGACTTTGCAAAAAGAGTCGGCGGGGCATTGAGAAATGTTCCTAATAGCGGCTCTATGGGTCACGTTTCTGCTGTTCAGAAACAAGCTAGAGAACAACTCGGGCAAGCTGTACAGAATGCTAAAGACACAGCAAAACAGTATTACCATAATGCTATTCAAACCGCTGGCAATTCAAAGATACAGCTAACAAACACGCATTCAGGTGCTAAGAATATGCCTGCTGATCTTGCTGAACATATAACCTCTTCGGTTAATCCAGTATTGAAGAGGCTTTCTAGTGGTGCAGAGAAGGGTTCAGAAAGCGTTATTGCAAAGCCTGGCGGTGGTCAGTATGAAACATCCGTAGACCTGAATGACTTTATCAATGCTCGAAAAGAATTGAGCGGCGTTAAACGTCAATTACTAGGAGGCGCTCAACCTAAAACTGGAGCAGCAAATGCTGTCGATGGGCTGTTAAGTGATCTTGATAAAGATATTGGAGCTTGGAGCAAGTTATCAAAGTCTAATCAATCTGCACTTGATGAGTACAAAAAAGGCGCTCAGATATACAGAGAAACAGTTGTTCCTTTAACTGAATCAACATCTGAAGCAGGTAAGGCTTTTGGGAAAGGCGGGTCATTGCCTGAAGCTAAGGTAGATCAGCTTCTAGGCGGTAAAGCTGGTGAAAGCACATATAATGCTGTTACTCAAAACCCTAGTCTAGCTCCTGCATTGCGTCAGTTGCATGGCGTTAATCTACTTGAAGCGCAGGGGTTGCCGCTAGAGCAATCCAGAATGCTTATGGATAAATCTGCTATTGAGAATATCTATTCTCCTGAACAGGTTGATTGGATGAGAAAGGCTGGTCTTGCTCTTAGAAGTGGCAGCGAAGAAAGCCCCATAACACAAGGACTAAAGCATTTGGTACAATCTAACCCAACTGCTGTTGGAAATGGGAATGTTTTAGATAGAATCATCCGTGGAGTTGATCCTTACGGAAGGCCAGCATTTAAGAACACGGCAAATAGTTATGGCAGGGCAGCGGCTACAGTGCCTATTGTTTCAAATGTAAACGAGGATTGATTGAATGCCACGCGACAATAATGGTACTTATACTAGACCGCCAAGCAATCCAGTAGCGGCAGGAACAGTCATTAAGGCTGATTGGGCTAATGACACCACTAGCGACATTGCTACTGCACTGACTCAGAGCATTTCATCCACTGGTAAAACCACACCTACTGCTGATTTACCTATGGGCGGTTATCGCCATACTGGAGCAGCCGATCCTAATGACAGAGCGCAGTATTTAACGCTTGGCATGGCTCAGGACACTAGAGATACAAGATTAACCACTTCAACAACTGGCAATGCTATTGTCGGCACAATGACTGGCTGGACTCCTTCTTCACCTGCTGCTTATTCCGCTGGGATGGAAGTTTCATGGGTTCAGACTGTTGTAAATACTGGCGCGGTGACTATCAGTATTGGGTCGCTTGGCGTTAAGGCTGTTGTGTCATCTTCTGGCTCACCATTGATAGCTGGTGATCTTGAAGTTGGCAAGTTTTACATGGCATTTTATGACAGCACACAGTTTGTTATTTTCAACGAAGTGGCTTCACAGGCTAGTTCATCAAGCAACACAACCAACATAAGCGGCTGGCGTAGACCTGACGGGCTTATTGCATATCCTGTTGTTACTAGAGTTTCAGATACCGTTGTTGCTGTTCCTGCTGGGTCTGGTATCCAACAACAACAGGGTGCTGGAGGCTTGGCCACCATTGAGCCTGTTTCATGGCTTGCTCAGAATGTAACACTGACAAACGTAGCCACTGAGTATTTCACCATCCTAATGGCTGATACCGCTGGCGCTATTGTTCAATACAACACTCAGCCGCCACCTTCTGCGCTTCGGTCTTATGTGATGATCTGCACGGTTGAGCATCTTGCTGGGATAGTTGGTGCTATCACAATGCACCCAGCAATACAGGGCGACGATGGGTATTTAAGCCGTGATACAACCTATGTACTTGGCAACCAACTGGTAACAGGTGGCAAGATTACAGGAACAGGCGCTTCACCTGGCTCTCTGACCATGACCATCAGTGATGGCACTATTTACATGCCTGGCGGTAGTGCTGATAACCCGCTGAACCCTAACTATGCAACTATTACGGCAGCTTCAACGATACCGTTTTATTATCTGGATGGTGTTGATGGACTTTCTGCTTCAGCAACTCTAGTTATATTATCTAACTACGATCCTGCTGGCGCTGGAACTGTAACTGCATTGACTGCTGCTGGTAATGCCACTATCCACAGACTGTATTGGCTTGGAGGGAAGTACATCTGGGTTTATGGGCAGACAGAATATGCTGATTATGCAACTGCTGTTGCGTCTATTATTGTTGATCGGTCATCATTCCTGCCATCACCTAAAATTGCTGCTGCTGTTTTGATTGCTGAGATTATCGCAACAAAGGATGCCACTACTCTCACTACTGCCGGGAAAAGTACGGTTATCTCAGGTTCAGGCACAAGCTATAGTTTTGGAGCAGGTGGTAGTATTGCCGATGCTCCTGCTGGCCCTGCTTTGTATGGGCGCAGGACTGGTGCATGGGCTGCGTGTGTTGAGGCTTCAAGCCCTGATGTGACTGGTGATGTAACTATTACCAAAGTCACTCCTAGGGTTATCCAAGTTGCTGATACAACCGCTGGCTGGTCTGGTCTTGAGGTTAAGAATGCGGCTAATGCTTGGTTCTCAATGCAGGTCACTACACCTGGCAACACAGTAAAGTTTGTTAATAATGATCCTGCTACCGGAACAATAACCGCAACAACTACTATTGACGGGGCAACAGGTGGGTGGACTTATCCTGCTGGAGCTACTTATAACGGCACTGGAGCAATCAAGTTCCCTGCTGGCACTACGCTTCAACGGCCTACTCCGACTAATGGAATGATCCGGTATAATTCTGATTCTGGCGCATTTGAAGGTTATGCAAGTGGAGCATGGGGAGCAATAGCTGGATCAGGTGGCGGCGTAGTAGATGGAACGTTCTACACCAACCCTACAACCATAACGGTTGATTACACTTTGGCGGCAGCTACCAATGCAATGACGGCAGGCCCGATTACCATTGCAGACGGTGTAACTGTTACAATACCTGACGGTTCAGCTTGGACGGTGGTTTGATATGAGTACGACTATAACAGGAATAGCTGGGTGCTCTCAGGTTGTCGATGATTCGATTGAAACGGCAGACCTGCAAGATGGCTCTGTAACGCTGATTAAGCTGGCATCGGATGTTACTACTGACTCTATGAGGATGGTGGTTGCTTCCGATCAGACTATTGGCGCTGCTGATACATACATTGATTTTGTAAACCTGCCAACTTACTGTTCACAGATCACTATAAACTTCAGTGGTGTATCAACTGGTGACGCTTCTAGCCCTATTATTCAGGTTGGCACAAGCGCCGGTATTGAAGTTGCTAGTTACGTATCAAGCTCGAGCGCAATCAATGGATCAACCGCCACCACTGCGGCAGCTTGTAGCAATGGCTTTATCGTTAATTCAATACTAGCTGCCAACGTGCTTTATGGGTCTTATACTCTTACAAAGCTGGATAACAATAGCTGGGTAGGTAGTGGTAATTTCAGAATCAATGCAACAGGCAATGCTTTTTGTGGTGGTCAATCTCCTATACTAGCTACTGAGCTTGAAACAATCAGAATCACTACTGTTTTAGGGGTAACAAACCTAGCCCCTGGCGGTATAATCGGAATAACGTATGGTGGCCCACTATGAGCTTAACACTCGAAACAGCATCGAATACCTCTACCCTGAAGGTTCAGGGCGTATCCATGTTGGTGATGAATGCCAACACGGGGGCTGTTAGCTTAACCTCTGAAATAGCTTCACCTGGCGCTCTTGACCTGATTACCTACACTCAGGCACAGCAAGCAGCACAGCAATCATTGAGCTTCACTGATGTAATAACTCTGACTGGTACTTCTGTAGAGGTTACTGTTCCTAGTTGGGCGAAAGATATTAGCATCCATTTCAATAACTGGAAAAGCACAGCGGTTGCTGGATATTCACAGCGTATTGTCAAGCAAAAGAAAGTTGGGGCTTTGACATATTCAACAGTTTCAGGAACTGTAGCTCTTGATTATTCATATACAGAGAGGTCAGATACTGCTGGAATTGCAGTAACTAGGTCAACTGATGCGTATTATGGCTATTCAACCACAGGGATTCTGTCTTTACAGCGGTTTTCTGGCGTAACTAATGACTACACATGGGTTTATGACGGATCATCTTCATCTTCTGTAAGCGGGCCTTATTTAGCTATTACTCATTATGCAGGAAGATCAACAGCAACAGAATCACTGCCTAACCTTGTATTCACTACAAGTAATGGCGTTGAAACAATGACAGGCACAGCCTGTATATCGTACAGAGGTTAATATGCTATCAGTCAATTCAGTCGCTCAGTATTACCCTCAGACGAAGGCAAATGACCTTGGTGATGTATCGGGTACTGTATCTCAGAATGTCGAATCAGGCTCTTACATGGCAGCCACTACGATAGGTGATACAGATTGGACGTTTACCACGCCATCACTAACTTCTGGATACGTTACAGAGTGGACTCTAGCTCTGTCAGATGGTGGTAATTACACTCAGACTTTCACTGGTGTATTATGGCCAGGCGGCACTGTTCCTACATTCACGACAAACGGCACTGATATTCTTAATTTTAAACGCGCTTTAGGTATAACCTTTGGCATCAGAACCGCACTCAACATAGCTTAGAGGTTTATCATGGCCGGAACTACGATTGACGATATTGCAAGCATTTACGATACTGTTAAGGGGCTTTATGACTCAGCAACAGCACCTATTGGAGGCGCTCCTGCTGGCACAAAGTCTAGGACTGAATGGAATATAGAATGGAGTTCTAACCCTAACGGGCATCCTACGCTGGATTCTTACATTGCAGCAAATGGCGCTCCATACGTTCCTGCTGGATAATAATAACTAATAGCAGTATTGGTATAGCCATCCACATAACATCTGATGGACCTGATCTGATAGCCACTGTGCAGAGAACCATAAAAGCGGTGTTTCTGTACTTTTGGCTTGCGATCATCATAATCACTCCTACGTTTGGCATCCAGTAGGCTATTTTTGTGACTAATTCATACTCTGGAAGTCCGTATATCATCACCCCTCCAAGCAGTGAGAAGATTAGTGCGCCTGCGATAAATAGAGTTTTCATGGTGTTCTCCTTGGTTGGTAGTGATTTCAGATTACTCCTTTAATCACATAAGTCATCAGTATATATACGTATAAAAGGGGATGCTGACCAAGGCAATCCCCCGTGGTGCTTTAGCCGTAGATATTTGGCATGATGTTATCCTCTATCAGCATCGGGCGGTGCTGTATCCGCTATTCAAGCCTCAAATGCTGCGTGTTTAAGTCTACCCCTTGCAGGTACGAGTAGTTCCTATTATCGCGCTTCCGCTTAGGCTTTGCCGCTGCTTTCAACTGTTGAGAACACTTCTCATGGTTGAATTGCCTGCCTCGTTTACCTCCGCACACAGGGCAGTTGTAGCTGTCTAGCCTCATAACCCTCTCCAATCCCCTACTTTTTGCTGGCTGTGACGTAATTAAATACGTCAGGTGATGTCTAATTAGTGTTATATTACACCAATCCGCTCTTGTGCAATCTTAAAGTATGTTTCGTCTTTCTCTATACCTATGAAATTGCGGTTTAAGTTCTTGCAGGCAACACCAGTAGTACCACTTCCCATTGTAAAATCTAATACCGCTTCCCCTTCTAAGGTGTAAGTTTTAATTAGGTATTCCATCAAAGCTACAGGTTTTTGGGTAGGGTGTGACTTTCCCTTTTGGTTTGCATTGCTTGATTCTATTATGTTTTTTGGATATTTCTTTGTGTAAATTGTGTTTTCTGACTGTGCAGCTAGCGATTCATTGTTCATTTCTGAGCGCTTATAATTCCTGCTTTTTTTCGGTGTGACCCTGTCAATCATCTGAGGAAAATACCTTGCTGACCCGATAGAGAAAACAATCACATCTTCTGTAACTCTCATTGGCTGATATTTTGCAAATCCTATTCCTCCAGGCTTTTTCTTATCCCAAACCCAACAATACTTAAACATCTTAATATTGCCTGCAATCAATGTTGTGGTAAACGGCTGGCTTGCCGTCATCACAATAGCCCCGTTCGGCTTAATGATCCGCTTCAGTTGTTCCCACATCGGTTCAAGCGGGATAACCGAATCCCATTTACACGCCGTTGTGCCGTAAGGCGGGTCGGCCAGTACCATATCAACCGAACCATCCGGTATTTCTTTCATTCTTTCTAAGCAATCGCCTAGCATTAGGTTAATCATATTCCCCCCCTTGTGGTGTCATATAACAACGCAATCAAGCTGGACAGCCTAACGGCTGCCGCTTATTGCAGGGTTATACGTCATTAAGCGCAGCCCGCGCTATCCGTTGCATTTCAGAAACGGATATATGGTTGTCGCAAAATGGTGTTTTCATTTCTGCAATTTCTAAAAGAGCATTACTCATCCCATTTAAGAAATCCTCTGCACACGCTAAATATGCAGCCCACATTGAGTTATAACCTGCTGCCCCGCCCTTCATTGCATCATCAATATATTCATCCTCATCATGATCTTCGCCATAATAAATGCCTGATGGGACAGGGTATCTACGCTCAAATGCCACCCTAAGTCTTTCTTTATTCATATCATCTCTCCGTTAGTTAAAATGCCGTATAACAACACGCTCATGGTCAGTCGTCACTTTGTTCCTCCTTGGACTCGGCCTGCGGCCTCGCCCCATAGCTCTGGGTTATGCGTCAGTCGTCACATCGTAGTCAACACCAAGAACGCACAGCTCGCTCTCTTGAAATTGCAGCATCCGTCCATCCCAGTGCCGCACAAGATAAGCTGGCTGCTCATTCTCCGCAAAAATAACGGCACGAACCTCTGCGCTAAAGCTAATGGCTTCTTTGCAGGTAGCGCCCATTTTCATCTCTACAATTACACCAAGCGCATACTTGCTAGTAAACTCACCTTTTTTAATTTCTTCTGTCATCGTAGTTTCCTCTGTAGTTAGTTGCCGTATAACTGTCGCTTCAACTGGACTCCGCTTCGCGGAGCGCAGTTAAGCTGGTGTTATGCGTCATCATGCCTGCCGTTCCAGTTTGGCTTTACTGGAATGTAATCATCGCAGCATGACTCCCCACCGTTATCAAACGCCATATATGCTTGGCGATACGGATTAACTACTGCTTGCGCCCTGTAGCATTGTTCAAAGCTAGGACAATCACTTTTTGCGCACATTGATATGTCTGCCACGCTTATTTCCTCTGTTTAAGTGTGGTGTGTCTTACTTGTTTACGCATAACAACCCGCTCAACATCGCTCCGGCTCTGGTCACTCATGGCTGCCTGCCTTGGCGATGGCTGCTGCATCAATTAGCGCAAATCCGTTTCCTGTAGTTGGGTTTTCCTGCCATATATCTACAGCACCACCCAGCCCCGCCACCTGCTCGGATAGCGCGGCGTTTTTTTCTTTCAAATCGCAGTAGTTTGACCACAACGCTATTGCGCTTCCGGTGAATAATTTACCTGCCGCGCCTTCTAATTGCTCATTAGTTTTGCCAGCACACGCATTCACGCAGGCGACTATGCGAGTCTTGTTGTGTCGCAAATTCATATCTATCAGGTTTCCATAACAATCAAGCGATGTGCGTACATCACCAAATTCGTCAATAAACCAAGGCTCTGGCGTATGCTGTGCTGTCATGACTATCTCCAATTAGAACCCGCCTACTTCTGGTGAATGTCGCACCAAGGCGGGGTTGTGCTTTAGGCTGCGATCTTCTGCGCCATTTCGTTTTCAACATCTGCCAGCTCTGACAGAAATTTAATAATCTCGGACTCCATTTCGGCAATCCTGGAATCGTCACGCTCAAACCGAATGCAGGAATACTGCAAGGCGGACGGCAAGCGGTCATCGTATGAAACAAAGTCGCACCACTGGCGACCAGTGCAGGCCATCTGTGCCAGCATTTGCCACTGGTATTCTGATTTAGGCTTACCCGTGCGGATAAACTCAATGTGAGTAGCCGTGTTGGGGCATTTGATTTCAAGCAGCCCGTCATCACCAACAAGGCCATCCGGTGAAGCGCCGAAGTGTTTAATGCCAGAATGAATAACCAGCCCTGTCTCGCAGACCAGTAATCCGCACTCAGCCTCATACACTGACCGCGCATTGGCTTCTAAATCAGTACCGCGCTGCATAGCTGCATTAACGTAGAAGTCTTCACGCTTTCCGGTCAGGCGCTCACACAGCAAAGCCATCATGTAATTGGTTCTGCTGGCCGCATAACCTGATTTTGTTTTAGCCATTACGTCAGAAACCTTTGACGCTGTAACCTTGCCAAGCCTTGCTGCGAACCACTCATCGCTGCGCTGTTCCATTACGCCACCTCGCCAGTGATAACAGTTGCATTAGACGCACCTGATTTCAAAGACTCGCCATGCTCAAGCCAAAGCGCTGTTTTCATCTGGCTTTTTGGCATTGCATTAAATGCGGCAGTCAGACTGGCAAGGCCATCCATAGCGGCGTCACGCAATAAAGGCAGATGCTCGGATTCAAACACCTGCTGTTCTGGCGTCTTTTCTGGCGGATCAGGAAGATTGGCGTCTCCAATGGTTTTGCCAATCATCTCGTCATCTGTGGTGGTTCCGCCAAGCTCATCAGGGAACGCCTCGCGCAATGCCGCCGCCTCTGCGCATTTTGTGATCATTTGTATTGGGGCTTTGCCCCACCTGTCGTTTGCTTTCCCGTCTTTGAGTGCGCATGCCTCCCTAAAGTATACGCGGGCAGGAAACTCTACCTTCATCCCAGCTCTCTCGTTCCAGCGGTACACTGTTATCTCGCACCACTCTGGAGCGCTTACTCCAGCATGCTGGATAGTTTCGCCATACTCTGGTTTTGAATGGCCAAGGTAATCGCCTGTCCGCTGAGCTGTTGTTCTGTATTCATAGATTCCAGCCATAACAACATCGCGCCATTCATAATTTCCATTCACCTTGCAGCGAATTGGAACTATGTGGCATGGCTTTTTAAGCGGATCAAGCTTTCTTGCTTTGCAATAATCAACAACCATTAAAATGCTGTCATGTTTCGCTCCAGGGAAAAGCGAATTGCACAGCGTATTCCACTGCGCAGAATCAATCCCTCTCTCAGATACGCCTTGCGGAACAATTGCCACTGCATTACTCATATCGCCACCCCTAACGCTTTTGCTACCAGATCATGGATTTCGTCAGCCAGATTCTTTTGCTCGGCCTCGCCAATCCGCTTTTTTGTTTCTTGAAACAGGCTGCAACTGATCTCATCCACAAAGTCTGGGATGCTTGCCCAGTCCAGCACCTTGCGCACAATTTCTTCCTGCGCTTTGGTCAGATCGTGATCTTCAGGCGGGCTGGCGTTGTCGTAGATTTGTTGGGCTTGTCGTAGGCTCATACTACAAACACCCCAGCCCGTTCCTGCTCTGCGCGATACAAAGCCACAGCCTGCGGAAGACGCTTGCCTGCAAATTCCTGAATCTCGCCAGCCACTACCGCAGTAATGACCCAGAGTCCTGATTTGAAGATTGCTTTGATTGCCATGTTGCCTCCTGATCCAGCATTGGGCTGGTGTGGGCTTTATATTAAACGGATTTAATCGTATGTCAATAGTTCCGTTAAAAATGATTTATGTGTTGCATAAAACTTATTTACGGGTTAATCTTCCGCTACCTGGAGGATTTATGACAAGAGATGACCTGAAAGACTACTACAAAACCAACTGGGCTGGCGTTGCCAGGAAGATAGGAACCAGCCCTGCGCAGATTTCTATCTGGGGCAGGAAGGGGTACATCCCAGAGGTGTGGCAGCTAAAAATAGAGAAGATCACCCGCCGAAAACTTAAAGCCGGCGTTTAAAGGGGTTATGTTATGGCTGGAGACTGGATCAAGTTTGAATCGGCAACCTCTGACAAGCCGGAAGTGTGGGCAATTGCATCAAGCCTGGGCATTGATCCCGATGCAGTGGTTGGAAAGCTGTTGCGCGTATGGGCATGGTTCGATCAACACACAACAGACGGTAACGCTCCGGTAACGGTGGCGGCGTTACTAGATCGTTTAGTTGGCGTTACCGGATTCTGCGAAAAACTAACGCAAGCAGGTTGGTTGGATAACGATGGCAAAGTTATCCACATCCCAAACTTTGATGCACACAATGGCGAAACCGCCAAAAAGCGTTGCCAGACAGCGAAAAGGGTAGCGAAACATAAGAAAACTAACGCAAAGGTAACGCTAGTGCCGTTACCAAATGCGTTACCTAGAGAAGATGACAGAGAAGATAGTAATCAATCAATCAATCAAGATATATATATCACGCCATTCGGCATGAACAGGGATTGGTTCCCGGACAAAGAACTCCAAAGCCAACTGCTTTGCGCAGGCATTCGAGAAAACTGGGCTGATTACCACGACGAGTTTGTTGACTACTGGATGGGCAGGCCAGACGAAAAGCAAAACCACTTTGGCTGGCAAAACAAATTTCTGAAAAACATCAAAGCGCAGTACGAGCGCAAGACTGCGAGGCTCGGATGAACTCCGCACCAGCAGAACTGCAAGGCAACAGCACAAAAGATCACCTGCTGGATTGCTATGCGCGCCACATGCTCAAGAACTGGAAGCGGCCCGAAATTGAAAGCTGGCTGCGGAAAAATCCCGCCAAGGCTGAAGACATGAAAGCGCGGCTCAACAAGCAGAGGGCTGCGAAATGCTGAACGCTGAAGAAATCGCAACAGGCTACACCCACGGCACGTATGAAGAGTTTTGCGAACGGGTAGGCGCTGACAAGCTCGGTATTCCGTGGGCTGAAACGATGCGCAAGACAGCGCTGCCGGATGGTTTGTTTAAGGCTTACTCAACTGCACCGCGCACAAAGTCAGCAAGGCCAATGTACTTCAAAAACCAGAAGGGGAAGCAAGCATGCTAACAGCCGTCCGTGATACCAGCATCGAAGCCTTCGTAAATCATTTTCCTGTGCTGATGCAGGCAGGCGATGCAATTGTAGATTGCATCCTCAGTCATCCGGAAGGCTGCACACGCCGACAGATTGCGAAGGAGTTGGGGATTATGGAATCCACAGTGTCCGGCCTTGTTCGGCCTCGCTTGAATCGTAGAGTGATATTTGAGTCGCAGATCAAGATGCCATGCCCAGTAACAGGCAACCGCGTGTACTGGCTATACCATCCAGCCAACAACGGGCAAAGGAGTTTGTTTGCATGAACGATGACAAAGACTACACAGACACCGGCTATCTGGCCTCGGCAATTGTCGCAGGGCTTTGCTTTATTGGCCTGCTGTTGCTGGGCGGCTTCATGATTGTGGGCGGCGTATGAGCGAGGCAATGCGCCTTGTTGTTGATCACTCCGACGGTGTACGCGGCGCTGTGATCAATGCCGGCAATGCTGCCTTGAGATTACTACAGACCGGCGCTGTTGAGATTCTTGTCAGGCTCTACAAATCAAAACGCACACTGGAGCAGAACGACATGCTTCATGGGGTATGTGCAGAGATCGCAAAAGTAAAGCCATGGGCAGGCCGGATGCTTGACGCAGAAGGCTGGAAGCGTCTTCTGGTTGATGCTTGGGTGAGGGAAACCGGACAGCGCAATGGGGACATTGTGCCGAGTCTGGACGGGCAAAGTGTTGTGGTGCTGAACAAATCCACAGCAAGCATGAACACCGCAGAGCTGAGTGAGCTGATCGAGTTTGCTCTGGCGTATGCGGCCACAAATCAAATCAACGTGAGGTATGCGGCGTGAGCATCTGGATCGACAGCCGAGCAGTCAGGGTCAGCAAGAAGGGCGAAGTGAAAAGCGTCTGGTTTGTCCGTGATGGCATTTTCCGCATCAGCCGGTACTTCAGGCAGCGCGATAACGCAGTGCGCAGCATTGAGAAGTACAGGGCGAGCATTGAGAAGGCGGCAGCGTGAGAGTCATCAGCACCAAGCTAAGGGAAAGCGCAAGGATGCAGGACTGTAGCCTAAGAATCCCGGGTGTCTGTAATTTCAATCCAGAGACCACGGTTCTATGTCATTTGCCATGCGGACAGAAGGGTATCGGCATGAAATCGCCAGACATGATGGCAGTCTTTGGCTGCAGTGATTGCCATACGTTTATCGACGGTCCGCGATTCTCTGAATTGTCGGCAACGCACATCCTGACCGCATTGGCAGAGACACAGATGTATTGGGTGCAAAAGGGTTTATTGATCATTAAGGGGATGAGGGTATGAACCAAGCAGAACGTGAAAGCAGGGAAGCGCTTTACCGATTGCAGGAGCTGCACGGCATACGCAGGCCAAGCCGCAAGAGCCGGGCATTTGAGGTCAGCGTCATGGCAGCAGCTGGCCTTGTGATCGTGGGTATAGCCATAGCGAGTTGCTTCAGATGAGACCGCCAGTAAACAACATCGACATTGACGAAGGCGATGCGGACGTGGGCAGGGTGATTTTCTCCATTCTGGTGCTGGCCTTGCTGTGCATTATCGGGCTGGTGCGGGGGTGTGCGTGAAAGACCAGGAGCCATTTACTGCCACACAGGCACAAAAGCAGACCGATGACTTTTGGCAAGCATTGCGGCAGGTGCGGATCGAAATGGATAAGCAGCCTGTCCAGCAGCATGGCCGGATGATGCGGGATGCGGAGCGCCAGAGGTTTATAGGGGGCGATTGTGAGGCATCTTGAAGATGACCACCAGAAGGCGCTGATGCAGTGGGCGCGGGTAGCCAGGCTGCGCGGTGTGCTGGTGTCTGACTTTCTTGTTGCCATACCTAACGGAGGCAACCGCAATCCAAAGGAAGCGGCAAGACTCAAGGCTCAAGGCGTGAAGGCTGGGGTATCTGATTTGCTCCTTGCGTTACCAGCAAACGGATTCTGCGGCCTCTGGATAGAGTTGAAGGCACCAGCAACACCGACAAGCAAGGCAGGCAAACCAACAGCCCTGCAGCTGGAGTGGCTAGATCGCATGGCGCAAGTCGGTTATGCGGCACAGCTTTGCTATGGCTGGCAGGCAGCAAAGCAAACAATTCAGGAGTATTTGGCGTGATCAGAGCAGCCCAGCTGGCGGTGGCTAGTAACACCAGCAGAGAAAGTGCTGTGACAGCAACAACCCTTACACAGCAGCTTTGTCCGAGGAAGCCGCGTTAAGGCTAGTCCCGGCTGTAAAAGGCCTGGCAATTTAATCGCGGCCTCGCGCGCGCGCGTTTAACCATTCGTGGGGATGGAAGCAAGTGGAAACTATAGACTGGTTTTACATAATCACAGACCTTCAGCGGCACGGTGTCCATCATGAAATGGTAGCGGCGCGCGCCGACGTTTCCAGATCGACGATCATCAACATGCAATCGCATGGCACAGAGCCAAGGCATTACGTTGGCGAGGCGGTGCTGAAAATATGGCGCACTGTAACCGGGAAAACCGAGCCGCCAACAAAAAAGAAAATGACAGGAAATTGACAGCACTGGCAATGCACAATCCACATTGTCCTGTTTTCTATTAACTGCCAAAGGCTGACGTTATGGTTGCTCCAAAGAAACCCTGCAAGACTCAAGTGCCAGGCGAAACAACAGAGGCCGCAAAGGCTGACGTTATGGTTGCTGATGCCGAGCATGTGGAAGTTGATGGCGGGCTGCCTGACGCTGCCAGCATTGACGCTTCAAAACTGACCGACCGTGTTCTCACAAAGCAAGGCTGGCTGCTCCCTAACGGCGGGGCTGACGCTAATGTGTAGCGGATCACCAAAGACACCTGATGTTGTGCGCCGCGACCCTGTGGCAGAAGCACAGCAATCTGCTGCCATTGCCGCAAAGAAGGCAAACAAAGAGACCGCTGCCATCAAGCGCAGGCAGGCCGGGCAGAAAATGGAAACCAATGGCGGCATGGGGTACGACACCGCGCTTGAAAGTGTAGGCAAAAAAGCGCTGGGCGACTGATGAGCGAAGCAGCGCGCATCATTAAACGGTTCCAGGCTGTCAAGCAGATCAGGGAGCCGGTAGAAAAAATCTGGCTCGACTGCTTCAACGCCAGTTACCCGCTGCGCGGCAAAGGCTTTGCCGGATCGACGCTCACTGCGGAATTTTTACAGGACAAGCAAAGCCAAATAATGGACGGCGTGACGACGGAATCTGTGAGGGTTCTGGCTTCATCCATTATGTCAGGGATGACCCCTGCCAATTCTCGCTGGTTCCAGCTGTCTGTCGGCAATAAACAAACGGAAGATGAAAAGCGTTGGCTTGATGCTGCCGCGCAGTGCATCTTTGAGAATATCCATGGCGGCAACTTTGACGCAGAAGGCTTTGAATCCATCATTGATATGGTGTGCGCTGGCTGGTTCTGCATGTTCATCGACGAAGACAGGAAGCGTGGCGGCATTGTTTTCGAGCAGTGGCCGCTTGCCAGTGTTTTCACGTCATCAACGCGTGCAGATGGGCAGATAGATACCGTATTTCGTGAATATGAGTTGAGCGCAGAGCAGGCCGCAAATGAGTTCGGGCTTGATAAGCTCAGCGATAAAACGCAGAAGCTGGTGGACACTGCGCCAGATACCCGCGTCAAGTTCCTGATGCTGATAGAGCCGCGCAAGATGCACATGGTTGGTGCGAAACTTGCCAAGAATCTGCCTTTCCGTCAGGTTATTATCGAGCACGACACAAAAAATACTGTGAAGGAATCAGGATTCCACGAGTTTCCTGTTGTGTCTCCGCGCTGGTTCAAGATCCCGGATTCATGCCTTGGCATTGGTCCGCTGTCTGAAGCAATGCCTGATTCAAACATGCTAAACGATATTAAGCGCATGCATCTGGCGAGTGCTGAAATGACTATCGCTGGCATGTGGATAGCGGAAGACGATGGCGTTATCAACCCGCGCACGTTCAAGATTGGTCCAAGAAAAATAATAATTGCCAATTCTGTTGACAGCATCAAGCCGCTGACTCCAGGCGGTAACTGGCAGCTGGCGCAGCAAGAAATACAAAACGCGCAAGCAGCTATCCGCAAGATCCTGATGGCTGACCAGCTGCAGCCGCAAGGTGGTCCGGTTCGCTCTGCCACTGAAGTAATGGTGCAGGTCAACCTGATCAGGCAGCTGCTTGGTCCAATCTACGGAAGGCTGCAAGCTGAGTATTTGCAGCCAATGATTGTCCGCTGCTTTGGCCTGGCGTTCAGGGCTGGCGCATTGACGCAGCCGCCAGGGTCCCTTGGTGGTAAATCATTTTCAGTGCGGTATATCTCCCCGCTGGCAAGGGCTGCGAAGCAAGAGCACGTTGTAGCCATTGAGCGCGTCGTTCAGCAGATAACAATGCTGGGCAATGTTGACAGAAACGTGGTCAAGATTATTGACGCACCAGCAACCGCGAGGATTTTAGCGGAGGCCGGTGGTGTTCCTCCTGAGTGTTTGCGCACGCAACCAGATTACGAGGAAGCGGTAGCACAAGAGCAGCAGGCAATGGCTGCATCAGCGCAGCAGCAAGCCATGGCTGACATGGCGACGCGTGCTGCACCAAATATCGTTACGCAAATGTCACAAGCCGGGGCTGCATGACAGGACCCGTTGACCCGTCAACATACTCAAGAATCTTCGAGGGCAACAAAGACGGCCAGCTGATCCTGGAAGAGCTTTGCCGTGTCTATGCCAAAGACTGTTATGTGAAGGGCGGCCGGGCAGCTGAAAGGCAGACGCTGGTCAATTGCGGCGAGCGCAATGTTGTCGAGTTCATTATTAAAAAAATTAACCAAGCCAACGGGGTACAAATAGATGAGTGAAGCAGCAGGTATTGATGACGGCCAGGCAGCAGCGGCGGCAGAGGCGACGGCGACGGCGGCGGCAGCAGAGGCTACTGCATTAGAGGCAGTGGCAACTGGCGCGCAAGGTGGCGAGCCATCGCCTGACGCAAGCCCGGACAGCTGGCTGCCAGAAAAGCACGTCGTCAAAAAGGAAGACGGCACGGTTGACATCGAGGCATCGGCAAGAAAGCAGGCTGACGCTTACCGGGCACTAGAGAAGCGCCTTGGTGCTGGTGACATCCCACCAAAAACAGCAGAAGAGTATGCGCCAGAGCTGACCATTGAAGGCTTTGACGTTGACGAGCTGAAAAACGACGAGCTGTATAAAGATTTTGCAGCCAAGGCGCATGCCGAGGGATTCACAAACAAGCAATTTTCCCTTGCTGTCAATGAGTTTCTGCCGCGTGCTGCCGAGCTGATGAAAGCAGAGGCGCAGCAAACCTCTGCGGATTGCACGGCGCAGCTGAAAGAAATGTGGCCGACAGATAACGAGTTCAAGGTAAACACAAGCAATGCGCTGCGTGTTGTCAATGCATACGCTGCATCGCATGAAGAGGCCAGCGAAATAATCAAGGCCATTGGCAATAACGCAAAGGCCATCAAGTTGCTTGCGGCAATTGGTCCAGAGCTTGAGGAAGGCAAGTCGCCTGGTGCAGTACAGTCTGGTGGCATGATTGATATTGAGGCGCTGCAAAAATCAGAGGCCTACTGGCGCGAAGATCACCCGGACCACACAGCAACAAAGGCGCGTGTCGCAAAATACTACGCGGAGAAGTACCCACAGCAAAAATGACAGGAAATTGACAGCGAGCTTGTCGCACTATTGTGACAGCGGCCTGATGTGGCGATCAGATAACCGAAAAGCTCGCTTGCCCTGTGTGTAGCCGCACAGATTGCAGCGTAAAAATTACAGGCCCAGAAATGGACACCCTGAAAAAAGGCGAACCAATAACCTAATTTCAGGAGTCTCATTTTATGAGCAGCACAATTACAGAAGCAATGGTGCAGCAGTACGGAGCAAACTTCCGCATGCTGTCACAGCAACGTCAGTCGCGCCTTGCCCCATGGTGCCAAATGGAGTCCGGCATTGTCGGCGCTTCAAAATCTGTTGAGCGTATCGGCAAAGCAGAAGCATATGATTTGGCAAGCCGCCACGCTGACACCCGTCACGTTGACATCCCTCACACTCGCCGCTGGATTGATCTTCAAGATAAAGCCTGGGCAGAGCTTGTTGATGAGATGGACAAGATCCGCATGCTGGGTGATCCGACTTCACCGTATGTTGCCGCAGCCGCTGCTGCACTGAACCGCCAAAAAGACGGCGTGATTTATGCAGCCGCCCGTGGCACAGCACGCACCGGCACAAGCACGCAGGTTCTGCCATCCGGCCAGAAGATTGCCCACGGCAGCACCAACCTGACCATCGCAAAACTGTTGACAACCAAGGAAATGCTTGACGCAGCAGAAGTTGACGACGATCAGGCAATGGCTGCTGACGGTCAAGGCGCAACAGCTTCACGCGTTATTGTTGTAAACGCGAAGATGTTGACCAGCTTGCTTGGCACTACCGAGATCCGTTCTGCTGACTACAACACCGTGAAAGCGCTGGTGCAAGGTCAGGTTGACACATTCCTGGGCTTCAAGTTTGTCCGTTACGAAGGTGTCTTCAAAGACGGCACGGCAACTACTGGCTATGCGCTTGCATGGGCAAAAAGCTGTGTAGCTTTCGGTGTCGGCAAAGACATCCACACGTCAATTGATCCGCGTCCAGATAAAAACAACTCCGTGCAGGTTTATGCCCGCATGGCCATTGGTGCTGCACGCCTTGAAGACGAAGGCGTTGTGGAAATTGCCTGCGCGGCGTAATGAAAACGGCGGGCTGTAACAGGCTCGCCATTATTTTTCTGGAGAAATGACATGGCATCTGTAAATGCTGATCTGCAAAGCAACGCGGTGGCAACACCGCCTGTTAAGTCAAAAGTAAATCGCTCACATGGCCGCGTCCGGTTGTTTGAAGCGACTGTAACGCCAGCGGTAGCTGTAGCTATCGGCGAGACAATTACATGGGGTTCATTGCCCAAAGGCGCTCGCGTCCTTGGTCATTTGAGCAAACTGTATTTTTCTGCCGGCACTGCATCTTCAACGCTGAACCTTGGCGACGCTGCATCTGCTGCGCGGCACTTGGCTGCAACTGCAATCAATGCTGCCGGCTCTGCTGTGCCTGAAGCGCAGTCTGCTTCTGGTGCGCAGTTTGAAACCAGCGACGACAGCACTGCAGCTACCAACAACTGCACGCTGATTTCTACCGTTGCGGGTGCTGACATCCCTATCGGTCAGGTGCTGACGCTGAAAATTGCGTACGTTCTCGACTGATATTTGAAAGGCTGTACAAGAGGGGAGTCGGCAACGCCTCCCCTTTTTTCTAATTTACGGGGTGAGTGATGGCTTCTCAAGTTTCAATCTGCAGCAATGCATTACTGATGCTTGGTGCAAAGACCATCAACACAATGGCAGACACAACAGATCGTGGTGTTGCCTGCGCCAATTTGTACCCGGATGTGCGCGACACACTGCTGCGGTCGCACCCATGGAATTGCTGCATCAAGCGCAAGCAGATTGCGCCAAATGCTGATGCGCCTCTTTACGATTACAGCTACAGCTACAACCTGCCATCTGACTGGCTTAAAACGCTGTCGGTTGGGGAGTATGGCGGCGAGGTAGATTTCAAAACAGAAGGCAGAAAAATCCTCTGCAATGAAAGCTCGCTGCTGCTGCGTTATGTGTTCCGCAATGAAGATGTCAGCACATGGGATACATCGCTGGTTGAAGCAATGACCATTGCAATGGCAGAGCGCTTGTCTTATGCCATAACGTCATCGGCATCAATGCAAGCCAACATGGCGCAAAAGCTGCAGATGACACTGAAGCGCGCCAGGGCAGAAGACGGTCAAGACGATCCATCGGAAACGCTTGGCGATTTCCGCTTGCTTGCAGCCAGACGGTCAAGGCTGTAATGCCAAAGGTCACGCATAACCAGACAAACTTTACAGCTGGCGAGCTGTCGCCCAAGCTGCATGGTCGCGTCGATATAGCCAAGTATGCAAACGGGGCGGCTGTTCTTGAAAACGTCATTCCGCTTGTCCAGGGCGGCGCAATTACAAGGCCGGGCACAAGGTATGTGTGCTCTTCCGCTTATGGCGCTGCGGGCAAGTCGAGGCTTGTGGCGTTTGTGTTCAATCGAAGCCAGTCCTATGTGCTGGAGTTTTGCGACAGAAAAATAAGATTCTTTCATGACAACGAAATTGTCATGGATGGCGGCTCCGCTTATGAAGTCGAAACGCCATACACAGAAGACCAGCTCGATGGCCTCAATTTTGCACAGAAGTCTGACACGCTGATCATTGTGCATCAGGATGTGGAGCCGTACAGGCTGCAAAGATTCGGGCATGACAGCTGGCAGCTGTCCACCATTCCGTTTGTGTCTGTGCCTGTTGGGGAGTCTGGCTATAAGCCGGATTACTACGCACGCGTTGATACCGACCCGACACCGGGCGAAGCTATCGCAGTCGGCAACACTGTAACGGTGTATTCGTATTACATAGACAGCACGGAAGAAGACTCTGGCGATTTCATCACGGCAGATATTGGGAGATACATTGATTTCGGTGGCGGCCTTGTTGTAACGGTCACGAAAATTGTTGACGCGAGCAACATCGAGGCCAAGGTTGTAAACGTGGCCGGCGGCATATCTGGCCCGATGGAGTATCTGCCTGGCAGGTGGACCATTCAAGGATCGCCCAGGGCATCACTCAAACCGTCGGCAGCAAACCCTGTCGGGGCATCTATCACGCTTACAGCTGGCGGCGCAGGCACGGCTGGCACATCGTATGCAATATCGAAATATGAGATTGCACCATTTGCGGACTTTCCACCATACGGCGCAGGTACTCCAGAAGCTAGAGCGTCGTACCATTACGATGGGGTTTTGCTCTATGCCTACGTGCTTGTCACGCACGCAGCTGCGACATATGTTGCAGGCAATAGTGTAATCATTTCGGGCTTCACTGATCTTGATGGCGTTGACGATATAAACGGCGTTTATAAAGTAAAGCACGTCATTTCAAATACAAAGATGTATATTTCCAAGCGCTACATCGTCGGCAATAAATACGGCGCAGTAAACTATAGCGACGTTGTTTATAGAGTTGGATTGATTGATTCTGCTGGCACGGCGGGATCGCATGGCAGCCTGGCAAAATCAACAGCGTCAGGCGCTTCATTCAATACGTTCCGGCCTGATGATGTTGGCGGTTTAGTGTCTATCAATGGCGGGTTTGCGCGCATCACTGGTTTCATTTCACCGTCAAAGGTTGATGCAACGATAACCAAGGCGCTGTCTTCGTCTGTCACTGCTGTGAAAGATTCGTGGTCGCTGTCGTTGCCTGTGTGGAATCCATCGAACGGATACCCTGGCGCAGTGACAATTGCCACTCAGCGGCTGATTTTTGCTGGTTCGCCCGCATACCCCAACAGCGTTTGGATGTCACGCATTGGCGAGTATTACAACAACGACTTAGGGACAGATGATTCTGACGCTATTAGCATAACAATATCGTCTCGCGAAGTGGTTGACGTTCGGCACATTACAGAAAACAACGGCATTGTAGTTCTGTCAACGGGTGGCGAGTATGCAATTCTCGGTGGCGTAGAGCGCCCGGTCACACCGACAAACGTGCAGGTGAAATCGCAGTCTGCCTTTGGGTGCGACAATGCGCCACCTGTGAGAATAGGCGCAGAGATTTTATACCCGCAGCGTGCAGGCAAGCGCGTGCGCGCCATGTCTTACCAGTATGCAAATGACTCTTATAATTCCCCGGATGTGTCTGCCCTGGCTGATCACATGCTTTCTGATGGCCTGAAGGAAATGGCCTACCAGCAAGAACCTTATTCCGTTTTGTGGGTTGTGACAAAGGCCGGTGAGCTTGTGTCATGCACCATTGACAGGGAACAGAACGTCATTGGCTGGGCGCGCCACTCTTCAGGCAATGGCGTTTTTGAAAGTGTCGTGTCTATCCCGAACGGCGACACTGATGACATTTGGCTTGTTGTGAAGCGCACAATTAAAAGAGATCCGGCAGACGAAACCAGCGAAGACCCGAACAAGGATGTGCGTTATATCGAGCGATTCGACCCAACGCTTTATCACGACTGCGCAGGCGAAGATTCAGAAATAACGGAAACTGTTGCGCCTTACGATGCAGAGGCTGAATTGTTGTTTGCAAGAATGACAACACCTCCAACGGATGACAGAAAGCGCATTATCAATGATGCCATTCTTGCCTTAAAAGACGCAGGCATATGGGACAAGCTCGACTCGTTTTACATGTTTGCTGCTGCTGATTCGCAGGCTGCCTATCTTGATTGGAAGCGCGGAACAAAAGAGGGGACGCTGGTCGGCTCTGCATCATTCACTGCCGACGTTGGCATATCTGGCAGCACAACAGCTGGCTCAAGATTTAACACGGCATTTATACCTTCAAGCGATGGTGTCAATTACGAATCGCATTTTTCAGCAATGGGCGGCTATGTGACAGCAAGGCCGACTGCTGGGGCGACTGCTGCCTATTTTGGCGCGTATGGATCGTCCACGGATCAGACGGTTTCGCTGATAGAGACAACAGCAACCGACACGCTGATTGGAAAAATGAACGCCACAAACGCAGCGACCATTGCCGGGGTTGTGGGTAGCGGGCTGCTGACTGTCAGAAGACAGACGCACACCATGCAGGTTCTTAAAGACAGCACGGCGATTGCATCGGCCAGTGGATCAATGCTTCAGCGATCCACTGCAGAGGTTTCATTGTTGGCATTTAATGAAAACGGCACTTATTCCAACTTGAGCGATGCAAGCATGTCGGCATGGTTTGCAGGTGCGTATCTTGACGGCACAGAGCTTGCGGAATTGAAAGCAATCATTGACGAATATGTGACCTATTTATGAGCACTGTCGTAACCAACAAGCATTTGCGAGGCGTAGCGGTCACTGTCCTTGGTGATGGCGTGATAAAGCCAAGCGGTGTTGTGGATGTTGACACAGGCACGCTGACAATCGCAGACACTGTTTCCGATTATTCAATCGGGATTCCATTCACGCGCAGGATTGTCACGCTGACCCCTGAAATCGGTTCTCCATCAGGCAGCGCGCAGGGCAACAGCATGCGCATCAATGAAATCACTGTGCGCATTCTTGAAACGCTTGGGCTTGTAATCAACGGGCAGGAAGTAGAGTTCCGCAGGTTGGGCAGGGATAAGCTGGACACGCCTCTGGTGCCGGTTTCAGGCGAATACAGGATGGAAAACCTTGGATGGGAAAGGGGAGAGGCGCAGATAGAAATAACACACGCGCTGCCGCACCCTTTTCATGTGCTGTCTGTGATCAAAAAAATCACGGTGAATGACTGATGGTGACTATTCGGGAGGCGCTTTTTGAAGATGCAGTGCATATCGCTTACAACATGCGCGACGAAGATCGCAAAGAATTACAGGCATCCGGTGGTGATCCTGTTGATTTGCTGCTGGATGGCTGGGAGAAATCTGACTGGTGCAAAGTCGCCCTGGTGGATGGACTACCCTCTGTTATATGGGGCGTTTCACCCTGCGACGAAGAAACCGGCTCGCCATGGTTACTAGCCACGGATGCAATTGTGAAAATCAAAAAGACATTCCTTATGAATTGCAGGCCTGACGTTGAACGTATGCAGCAGCAATACAAAAGGCTTTTTAATTATGTGCATATCAATAACAAGATAGCGCAACAGTGGCTGGTGTGGCTCGGTTTTGATCTTCACAAGGAGCCAACCGGGGAAAATAAAGATTTTTATCTGTTTACGAAAGGAGTGTTCAATGTGTAATCCGGCATTATTTATGCTTGGCATGGCCGCAGTGCAGGGCTACACGTCAATCGAGCAAGGGAAAGCCGCTGAAGATATGGGCGAATACCAGCAGGATCAGGCCAACGCTGATGCGGACGCGGCAAAAGGTGCTGCGCAAGTTGATGCGTCAATCATACGCAGACAGGCTCGCAGGACTACCAGCGCAGCCAATGCACAGATGGCGGCCAACGGCGTTGATATAACTGGCGGCGGCACAGCAGAGGAAATCAATAAAGACATTTCCACACGCGCAGAAACCGATGCGCAAATGGGTATCTTTGGCGCAGCTGACCGGGCAAGCCGCATCAATGCGCAAGGCGAAGCGGACAAAATCGCAGGCGAGCAGAAAAAAGACGCGAGCTACATTGACGCGGCAACAACGCTTGGCTCTGCTGTTGTGAAAACCGACTGGAAGACTATGTGATGGCTGAGATCCCTTTAGGTAATTTCGGTGTCCGCGGCGCTGATCCTGCCCAGCGTTCGCAGGTAAATACTGAAGGCTTTGATGCTGTCAATGTGGCGCTGAACCGTGCGGCTGGTGCCGGCATGGCTATAGCTGGCGAAGCGCTTGATGAGCAAAAGCGCCAGCAACGCGCAATGAAGCAGGTTGAAGCAGCAAACGCCATTGGCCAAGCGCAGCTGAAAACCGAAACGGTCAAGCAGCAAATAATGCAAGACATGCGCGAAGGGAAGCTATCACATGAGCAGGCAGATAAGGCATATCAGGAGGCGATTCAAGCAGTTGAAATGCCGAAGGTTGAAGGGCTTGATCCGGTTATGCAGGCGCAATTCGATGGGCAAATAGGCCGGCTGGGGCAGCGTGGCCGTATTGATTTAATGCCGCACATCGAGCAGGCGAAAATTGGAAAGTTTCAATCTGATATTGACGGAATACTGGATGCGCAAAGCAAGCGCGCAGGTCTGCCTGGTGCTGACATTGAAGGAATCAATGCTGGCATTGATGCGATGGAAGAGCAGGGCCGCATGGCTTATGGCGACAAGTGGGAAGAAAAAAAGCGAAACTTCATCGAGGGCAATTTTCAGAATCACGTCCAGCAAAGGATGATGCAGGCCGGCGATAATCTGTCTGCCCTGAAAGCCATCGAGCACGATCTTGCAGCCAGCGACGGGTATTACGCAGACAAGATTGACGCTGGCAAGCGGTTGGCGCTGCAGAACAATATCAGCAACAACGTCGGGCGCATTGAGCAGCACAATGAAATGCTGTCGATGAAGCGTGAGATCCGGGCGCAGAACATACTGCAGGACATCGAGCGCCAGAATAGCTCCGGCATTCCAGCCACTCCAGACATGGTTGAACAGTGGCAACAGACTGCCGCTGGCACGTCGTCCGCGCAGGCTGTTGGCGCTATGGTCCAGCAAGGCCAGCAGATCCAAGAGTTTCTGCGGGTGCCGATTGATCAGCAGCAGGCCACTATCCAGCAGATGGAAACCAACCTGATGCAGAACGGCGGCTCTGTCCAGGACAAAACCAATCTGGATTCACTGCGCCGGGTATTTGATGCCAACAAAAAGACACTGACGGAAAGCCCGCTGGTGTATTCGCAAGAACGGCTTGGCGCAAAGATCGAGCCGCTGGATTTCAATGCAGTCATGCAGCCGGACGATGGCGGCAAACTGTTTTCAAACCTGCGCGACAGAATGGAAACGGTCACAGCCTTGCAGCAAAAGCACGGCGCAGAAGTCAAGCCAACGCTGCTTTTACCACAGGAAGCCGACGCACTCAAAGCGCAAGTGGCGAAGATGCCACCAGACCAGCAACGGCAGTTTTTTGGCGGCCTGAACAAAGCATCGGGCGGCGGCAAGGAATACAAGGCCATCATGCAGCAGATTGCACCGGATGAACCTGTGACAGCGTTTGCAGGCATGCTGGCCAGCAAGCAGGAATCAACGGTCATTGAGCGCAATTTCTTTTCGCCTGATACCAAAACAGCCAGCAAGGATGTGTCTGCACTGATGCTTCAAGGCAATGCGATCATCAAAGACAAGGATGCGAAATTCCCGCTGCCGAAAGACGCGGACTTTGCTGCACAGTTTGACCAGTTTGCTGGCGGCGCATTCGCAAACGCACCCAAGGCATACCAAACCGGCATGCAGTCCGTGAAAGCGTACTACGCTGGCCGCGCAGCGCAGGATGGCGACGTGTCCGGCATGGTTGACCCCAAGCTGATGCGCGAATCTATCAACGCTGTACTGGGCGCGCCTGTCGAGCATAACGGGAAAACCGTGCTTGCCCCCTGGGGGATGGATGAAGACACATTCACCAGCAAGGCAGAGGCCAGTTATCAGCAGCTCGGGCTATCTGTTGACTTTGACAATATCAATCTTGTGCCTGCCGGTGATGGCAGGTACGGCATTACATCGGGCAGAGCGCCCATTCTGAAAGATGGGCGGCCTGTATACATTGAGGTGCGCTGATGTCTGGCATCTATGATTTTGACGAAAACCTTGGCCAGAGCTTCGAGGCTTCAGCTGCTGAAGTTGGCATAGAAGACGGGCAGCAAGATCCGGGAACGTGGGACGGGTTTGCGTCTGGCGTAGGCCAAGGCGTTATGCGCGAAACATTTGCGCGCACCGGGCAAACCGTTGCAATGGCCGGAGCAGTGCTGCCAATTATTGGCGATGCGGTAAATAGCGCAATTACAGGCAGGAACGAAACGCGCGCGCAGGATTGGTATTTCAAAAACGTAGTCGATGACACAGTAAACAATGCCATGGACTATTGGGCACCCGGCCCTCAAGAGGTCGGCAAGGCGGGCCAGCTGGCTGGCGAATTGGTTGGCGGGCTTGGCCAGCTGGTGATAGGCGCATGGAATCCCTCTCTGATGGTGGCAAACGCTCAGATGGGCACAGCTGTGGACATGGTTCGCAGCGGGGTTGATGCCGAAACAGCGCAGCAGGTTGGCGCGGTTGCTGGAGTTGCAACTGCTGTTGGCGCATGGCTGCCCATATTTGGTAAGAGCGCATCTTCAAAAATAGCCACGGGCACAATAGGAAACATCGCTCAAGGCATAGTGCAGCGCGGCGCAACAGGCGAAATACTTGACGACGCAGGATATGGCGCGCAGGCAAAAAACTTTGATGCTTTTGATTTGCAGTCAATGGCTGTTGATGGGCTGATGGGCGTGGCTTTTGGCGCGCTGCAAGCAAAAAGCAAATACCCGCAGCCTGATGTTTTAGACTCTGCCGTAGGGAAAAAAGCAGGGGATGCAATTAGAAGCGGAAGCCAGTCTCTTGAAAATAGCATTAACTCAATGATCGGCAATGCTGTCTTGACGAAAACGCATAAGGATGCCATTGCGGCGCTTGCAACATTTAAGTCATATGCCGTTGATTCCGCACCGGGCCGCCCGCTATCGGATGCTGATTTCAACGCGCACCAGACGAACATGGACATGGGGCTTGACCACCTGCTGCGTGACAAACCCTTTGATGATTCGATGGTGCGTGAAGCTGCATTCGAGCAAAAGCCGCCAAGGGCTGACGCTGAAGATATACGCAGCCAGCTACCGTCTTACAAGGATGCGGAGTCAAAGCCAGCCCCAGTAAACCCGGACGAATACGCCGCACAAAAATACATGGAAATGGCCAAGGCCGACGGGCTTGCGCCAGAAGCGGCCGCAGAGCTTCAGGCATTCAAAGCAGCGGACAAAAACGCTGTTTCTGGTCTGAATTCTGACAGGGAGCTGCAGGCATCGCTTGAAAGGGCAGCCAATGCTGAAGCCCCGATGTCCGGCTATGCCGCCCGCCCTGAAGTCCAGCAAGCGCTGACTGCAGACGAAACCATTACCGTCCTTGATGATAACGGCAATCCTGTTTCTGGCAGGGAGGCTATCTTGCAAGCCGCAGCTGAAGCGGACAACGCTGCGTCACTCAAGGAAGGCTTTAAAGCTGCTGCGCTGTGCGCAATGAGGTTTACAACATGAGACCTGAATGCAACAAGGCTGTATCTGCTGTGCTGGGGCGTGATGCGCGCCCGTCTGAATTGGCAGAAATCGAGTCTAGGCTATCCAATGAAATCCAGCGCATGGCGCGCCAGGACAGGGAAGCTATTTTGTCAATGACCCCAGCTGAGCGCGTACTGAGAGCAGCAGAAAATGCAGCGGCTGAATTGGTGGCCGATGCTGAATTAAAAGCGCAGCGCAAGATTTACCAGGTAGAAGCGCAGGCCAAGTTGCGCACGTATGTTGACACAGACCAAGCCAATGCACTGGACAAGATAAAAGACATCTTGGACTTTAGCCCGAAAGGCAGCGGCAGATTGTCGATTTTTTCGCAGGCGCGCGAAATTGGCAACATGGCATTTGGCAATATGCTGGACACTCTGCAGGCCACCAATCCGAAAATCCTTGGTTTGTTTGAAGACCAGAAAGGCACGCTGGATCTGATCAAGGAATTGCACGGCGAAGACTCCGGGAATCCACTGGCCAAGCAGGGCGCAAAAGCATTTCACGACACCAGTGAAAGCCTGCGCCAGCGCTTCAATCGTGGCGGCGGGGATATTGGCAAGCTGGAATCCTACGACATGCCGCACCATCACAGCCACGCCTTGATTGTCAGGGCTGGAAAAGATGCGTGGGTAAAAGACATCATGCCGCTGCTGAATCGCGAGAAGTACGTCAAAGATGACGGTGCGCTGATGAATGACACAGAGCTGAAATCTTTTCTTGACGAAGCTTATGTCACCATCTCAACCGATGGCGCAAACAAGCGCGAAGCTGGCACAGCGAAAGTCGGGGGAAGTCGCGCCAACCGTGGCAACGCGCACAGGCAAATCCATTTTGCCGGCGCTGATGCACACGTAAAATACTGGGAAAAGTACGGCGAGCAGCCATTGTTTGGTGTACTGCAGGGGCATATCAAAGGCATAGCAAACGATATTGCCTTGGTGGAAACAATGGGGCCAAACGCAGACCACGGTTTCAAGGAGCTGCTTGACTACGCCGCCACCAAGCAAAAGATGGCCGACCCGGAAAAAGCACAGGGCGTTGACGGCAGAGCCAAAGAGCTTGAAACGCTTTACAGGTATGTCTCCGGCACAAACGCAGGCGCGGCCAATCATGCAGTGGCCAACACAATGCGCGGTATCCGGTCAATCCAGACGGGCGCAAAACTTGGCAGTGCAATTATTTCATCTATCACCGACCATGCGACGATGTTTAATACTGCGCTATTCAATAATCTCAAATATAAAAACGTGCTTGCCAAGGAAATGGAATTGCTGCGCAAGCCTGAAATGCGAGAAGCGGCACGGCGCGCAGGCTTAGGTCTTGAGGCGACGCTGTCCGGCCTTGACAGGTGGGGCACTGAAGGGCTGGGGGATTCCATCGGTGTGGCTGGAAAGTTTGCCAACGCTTTACAGAAGCTGACAGGCGCTGTCATGCGCGCGTCCGGCTTGTCACAGATCACCGACATTCGCAGGCAGGCTTTCTCGCTGGAAATGATGGACGTGATTGGCAGCCTGACCCGCAAAGGGTTTGACCAGATTGACGAATCTGACCGGGCGCGCTTTGAAAAAATGGGCGTGACTGCTGAGGACTGGGCAATCTGGCAGAAAGCAGATACCACAGACATTAGAGGCAAGGGCGACACCGTATTGACCCCGGCAGATATTTATCGGATTGATGACGCGCTACTGGGCGCTGATGCTGCAAAACTGAAAGACATGGCAGCCACAAAGCTGGCCGGTGTTGTAGGTGACGAAGCGCGCATGGCAATCATTGAACCATCAGCCAAAGAGCGCGCCTGGATGTATGGCGACTCGCAAGCCGGCACAGTGCAAGGCGAGCTGGCCAGATCATTCTGGCAATTCAAATCCTTTGGCATTGCCATGGCCATGAAACACATTTCGCGCGGCATGGCGCAGCCTACAGGCACAGCAAAAGCAGCTTACTTGTCGCGGCACATCGTCGGCACAACACTGTTGGGCGGCGTGGCTGTGCTGATAGGCGACTTGCTGGCGGGCAAAGACCCGCGCGACATTACGACACCGGCATTTTTTGGCGCGGCATTCACGAAAGGCGGCGCGCTGGGCATTTACGGGGATTTCCTGTACGGCGGCAAAACAAAATATGGCGACACATTGAGCAGCGTCATGCTGGGGCCAACTGGTTCGCTGGTGTTGCAGCCGTTATCCATAGCTGCCGAGGCCGTCACAGACATGAAAGACGGCAAGCCAGCTGATGTTGGCGGCAAGGTTGTGCAGTACGTGAAGGGCAATACCCCCGGCGCGTCGCTCTGGTATATCAAATCCGCAATGGACCACCTTATCTGGCAGGACGCAATGGAGTTTGCATCACCTGGTTATCTGCAACGCATGAAGCGCAGGGCGCAAAAAGACACCGGGCAACAGTATTGGTGGGAGCCAGGAGAAAACCTGCCAGAGCGCGCGCCGGATCTTGCAGCAATGGGGGGAGAATAATGCGGGATGATCAGAAAAAACGGCTTGAGGCATTGTCTGAAAAGCTGATTGATGTGGTGCTGGAAGAGGCGGACCCGGATTTCTGGCCGGGTGCTGGCCAGCCATTGGCAGACGTTGATCAGGAAACAAGGGGCAACCGCTACTGGTGCAAGAAAAACGCGCAGGCAACCTTTGTGCTGGCCGGATCCGTTGAAAAACTGGCAGCCAATACCAAGGAGGCACTTGGGCGTGACCCGTACAAGGAGCCAGAGCTAGATGAAAAAATCGCAGCGGCTGAAAAAATGGCAGGCAAAATGCTCGACAAGCTGATCAAACGCGATGCGCCAAGAGTCAGGCACTAAAAAAGTTAGCTTTCTTGTTTTCTTCCTGATGTGGGCAGAGCGCATGCGGTGGGATGTGCCGCTGATTCATGTGCAGGCATGTCACTGGCTCGAGAATCGTGGCGATGTCGGGGTGCTCAGGTGCTTTCGTGGTTTTGGCAAGTCAACGATTCTTGATATTTACAATGCCTGGATGCTCTACACAAACCCGCACGAGCAGATATTGCACCAAGGATCGACTGACCCAGACGCTTACAAGGTGTCACGTGGAACAGAAAGGGTGCTCGAAATGCACCCGCTGTGTGTTGACTGCAGGAAAACCAGAGGCGAGACGCAGCGCTGGTGGGTGAATGGCACAGACGATGTGCGCTATGGCAGCCTGTATGCGCGCGGGATTATGTCAACGGTCACTGGGCACCGGGCGACCGAAATACAAAACGACGATGTAGAAGTGCCGCAGAACATTGGCACGCCAGAAGCGCGGGAGAAGCTGCGCATCCGGCTTGATGAGCAAGTTCACATAATGATTCCAGGCGGCAGGACGCTATACATTGGAACGCCTCACGCGCACGACTCCCTTTACGATGAAGTCGAAAGGGCTGGCGCTGACTGCCTGACAATCCGCATGTTTCAAAAAGAGCACCGGATAGAAAACGCGGACAAAAAGGAATACAGCCTGCCGTTTGCGCCAGAGTTTGTTTTTCTTGGGATTGGACCGCAAACAAAGTCCCTTGCTGTCGGCAAGGATTACCAGCTGATCATCAAAGGCAGCACGGTAAAAATCAAGTTCTCGGAAGCGCCCAATTCACTGATTGATTTCTATTCTGGCAGTGCATGGCCGGAGCGTTTTGACGCAAAGGAAATGCTAAAGCGGCGCAAGAAAACCCGCACCATCAACAGCTGGGACAGCCAATACCAGCTGCACAGCAGGCCGGTGACAGAAACGCGCCTCGATCCTGAAAGAATGCCAGCTTACGACTGCGAGCCAGTGCTGAAAAAAGCAAACGGATCGGCCAGCATGTGGCTTGGCAAGACGCAGATTGTTGGGATGTCGGTCAGGTGGGACCCGTCCGGCGGCAAGGTGGACTCCGATGCTTCAAGTGTGGCGGTTGTCCTGCAGGACGTTCACGGCAGAAGATACTGGCACAGGGCAGAAAGGCTATCTGGTGACATTGCAACATTTGCGGAAGATGGCAAGACAATTACCGGCGGGCAGGTGTTCCAGCTGTGCGACATTGTGCAGTCGCTGCATGCGCCAAAGGTTACAGTCGAGACAAACGGAATCGGGGGCTTCGCTCCTGCTGTGCTCAAGGCCGCGCTCAAACAACGCAAGCTGACGTGCGGGGTGTCGGAGCAGGCATCTGTGGCAAACAAACAGCGGCGCATTCTGGAAGCAATGGAGCCGCTTCTGTTGTCAGGCATGCTGTGGGCGCATGTCTCGGTGCATGAGGGCGAAGCAGTTGACCAAATGAAAAACTTTAACCCGCTTGCCAGATCACAAGCAGATGATGACATTGATGCAGTGTCCGCTGCGATCATTGACACACCGGAGCGCATACAGTCGCACAAGCATAATGACAAGAACCTGACACCTTATGAGGGGCAAAATTGGCAGCATAATGCGGGCGTATTCGATGTCGCGCTAGAGCTATAACCCCAGGGGGCGCTGATGCTTTCAGCTGTGCAAAATACCGAAAATGCTTACAACGGCGATGGGGTTGCTGTCGAGTTCACAACAGACTTTGTTGTGTTCAGGCAGGAAGATATTTCCGTCACTGTGGACGGCGATGATTACACCGATTTCACGGTAACAGATCTTGGTGTAATGGCTGGCGCAACTGTAACGCTGGACGCTGCGCCAGCTGTCGGGGTTGGCAATGTTGTTATCAGTCTATCCCCGGAACCAACTAGGGACACCGACTACCAAAACACAGGCGATCTGCTGGCATCTTTACTCAATCGCGACATTGACAGACTTTGGCAATTCTTGCAGGTAAAAGAAAAGCTGGTCGTTAAAGAGATAGACGGCACGAGCTACGCTGTCGAAGATGCTGATTATGGAAAAGTTCTGCGGTTCACAAGCGACGCAGACGTGTCTCTTACAATCGGCCTTGATTTGGCTATTGCATCGCCCGGATTTAATTTTGTAGTGGTGCAGGCTGGAGAGGGGCAAATAACATTTGGTGGAGACGCAACGCTCCGCAATTTCGACGATCACACAAAAACAGCAGGGCAAGATGCGACCGTTGGCTTTTTGTGTGACGCTTTGGGAGAGTTTGTTTTCTCTGGCAAGACATCATGAATACAGCTTTTCTGTCTGCAATTATGGGGCAGGATTCACACCCCGTCATCAGCGAAGATGCGGCAATTCTTGCTATTTTTGCATCATGCACACAGGGCTGCTGGTACGATCCGTCCGACTTCCCGACGATGTTTCAGGATGCTGCCGGTACTGTTCCAGTTACTGCGACCGGGCAGCCTGTCGGAAAAATACTGGATAAATCCGGCAAGGGTAATCATCTATCACAAGCTGTAGAAGCCAATAGACCAACCCTGGAGGTTGACGGGCTTGGATATTATCGACTGAGCTATGACGGCGTAAACGATCTGGAGTCAGCTACGATTGACTTTTCAGCATCCGATAAGCTGACTATTGCGGCCACATTTAAAACAGCTATCGCCTCAGATTATTCTGTCATGTCTTTTGGTTCTGTCACCACAGAAGCCGGAACCTTTGATTTCGGGACATACTTGGGCGGCGCTATTCTGTACAGAAGCGGGGCGCTTCCATTTGGCGCTAGGGCAACTGCCAGTTTTGGCGCTTCCACTATTACAACATTGGCAACATGCAATCTTGCAGGCGCTACACAAGCCACAGAAAACCCTACGCTCAGGGTAGACGGTGCGCAATTTGATCTTACAGATTACGGATCAGGAGACACCGGCGGCGGAAATTTTGGCGAATACACATTCAAGCTGGGCGGCGGGATTACGCAACTTGATGGATATATCTATGGCGCTATGTGCTTTGACCGAATCCTGTCAGAATCTGAAATAGCGGTTGTTGAAGCGTACCTTAAAAATAAATCGGGTTCATTCTATCCGGCGTTCTATTCTGATTCCGCTGTCTTTACACCAGAGACAACCTATCATTATGGATCGACATTTTCCCATGTAGACGTACTGACATCGGCCACTGATTTTTTTGTCGGCATATCTTCCCCTGTATACGATTACTACCCCGATTATGCAGCTATTGGCGTGTATGTTAATGGGTCATTCAATCAGCAGATAGACGCCACAATTTCTTCAATGAATGAGTATTATATCTCGCTACCTGCTGGCTCGAAGACTGTTTCTTTTGTCCACGGCTTACAGACTAGCAACAGCGGCATTAAGGGAAGCTTTGTAACGTCGATCAGGGCTGATCAAAGCATGTTACAGATTGGCGGGCAGGTGTCTGACTGCTTGTTATTGTACGGTGACAGCATAACGGCTGGGTCTGATGCAAGCCCGATAACGCAAAATGCTTATCCGCTATTGATTAGAAGCGCAATCAATACACTATTTGATGGTGTGCCGCCCCTTGCTGTAGAGGCGTGGGGCGGCAGGTCACTGCATGATGATTGCTCTGACGGTACAGCGCGCACAGCGTTTGTCGCAAAAGTTGCCGCATACAATCCTATCAAATTCTACATGACCCCAGGGACAAACGACTACGGGTTGAATCTATGGACTGCTGCTAATTTTGGTACGGCTTATGCTGCGCTGCTGGATGCCCTTCACGCCGCAATGCCAGACCTTTACATCTACTGCCAGACACCGATTTTGCGCGCAGTAGAGACAGCAAACGGTCTAGGCTCAACGCTGGAAGATTACCGCGATGCAATCGCTGCCGCTGTTGTTGGCAGGACTGCATTTTGTGAGCTTGTCGATGGTAAGCCGTTTGTGGATATAGGCGACATTCCTGATGGCGTGCATCCTAATACCGCAGGCCATGCTAGTTATGCAACAAGCGTTGCGACCGCAGTATTTAGTTAATAAAACGCAAGGGGATCTGGGGTGGAAGCAGAGCTAATCAAGGAGTGCGTCAGGGAGGTATTGTCCGAGCGCGCTTCTGTCGATCCTGAAACGCACAAAATTCATCATGAAACATTGAGCGACTTTCTGCCGCAGCTGAGTGATTTTCTTGCCTATCGCAGAATGCGCATGGCGCAGCTAAAAAAACGTCAAGAAAACTGGGAAAAGATTACCAATACCGCTGTTGGTGTTGTGGTTGTTTCTGTTGTCACTGCGGTCATTGGCGCGCTGGCATGGATTGGCTCTCTGGTTGTGCAAGCGTTTATCCATTGGGTGCATGCTGCACCAACAGGGGGTGGTTGATGGCTTTCAATTGGGAAAAGGTAGGGCGCGCCGTTGCTGATGCTGCGCCAATTCTTGGTGGTCTTTTGGGTGGTCCAGCTGGCGGCGCTGCTGGGGCATTGATCGCCTCAACCCTTGGAACTTCTGCGGACCCTGAATCTGTGCTTGAGCGCATCAAGCAAGACCCTGACACGCTGCTAAAAATTAAACAGCTAGAAGCCGACGAGCGTCAGCATATTCGCGAATTGCAGGTTAGAACATTAGAGGCTGAGCTTTCTGATATTCAGAGCGCGCGGCAGGCGCACGCTGGACACTGGATGCCATCAGCTATAACTATTGCACTGGCCTTGATGACGGTTGCTGTCGGCATTGGCTTGATGGGATTTGAAGTGCCGCCAGCCAATAGGGAGATGGCTGTGTACTTGCTTGGCCAGATAACCGGATTATTTACCGGCGCTGTTAGCTACTGGATTGGCACAAGTCGATCCAGCGCCAACAAAGACGCTGCGCTGCTTGGGGGTAGACAATGATCAACTCACGGAAGATAACAGACCTTCACCCCAAGGTCGCTGTGATGGCTGCGGAGTTTGTGCAGAAGTGTAAGGATGTTGGCATCGACGTTATCATCACTAGCACCTATCGGGATCACGAGGCGCAGGACGCGCTGTACGCTCAAGGACGCACTACAAAAGGTCGCAAGGTGACTAACGCCAAGGCAGGCCAGAGCTGGCACAACTGGAAACTAGCGTTTGACTTCGTGCCATTACGCTATGGGAAACCAGTCTGGGGCACAGTGGGCAACGGTATCGACAATGATCCTACTGATGACGACCGTGACGATCTTGAGCTATGGATGCGCTGCGGCATGATAGGGGAGAGCATCGGGCTTGAGTGGGCTGGACGCTGGAAAACCTTCAAAGAGTTTCCGCACCTGCAATATACCGGTGGACTGACTATCGAAGACCTGCAAAACGGCAAAACGATACAATGAAGCCTGAGATAGATAACGGCTTCGAGTCGCTGTGCAAGTGGAAATACCGACGCACAAAAGACTTGCACTTAAAAACATCCGTGCGCGGCATATCCTGCAAGACAGAATACATATCACTGTGGAACGATGGCAGGCTCATATTGCATAAAGGCTATGCGTGGGACGGCGCTACGTGCTGCCCCGATGTGCCTGAGATTATGCGGGGCAGTGCAGGCCATGATGCGCTTTACCAGTTGATCAGCATCGGCGCAATTCCAGGATCAAAGCGCTTTCATGCTGACTTCGATCTATACCGCTGGTGTAAGGAAGACGGCATGACAGAAGAATTGGCAAGCGCTGTATTATCCGCTGTCAGGGCGTTTGGTGGGTTGCATGTGTAGCTATCCGGCCTGCCACAATTGCCAAGCTCAACATCAAGCGGGTATTCTGGATAGCGAGACTGTATCCACGCTTCAAAGCTCTCCCGCATGTTCATTGCTTAACCTCTGGGGGTTGGATTGGGCAAAATAACTTTGTGTATAAGATATAGTCAATTGGATAGCTGGCTTTGCAACTATCCCCGACATTAACAAAAGCGCCATTTATTTGTCGGTATGTGTCAGTTGTTCTAATAGCTGACCCAGTAATAGTCATTGCCAGATATAGCGCTGCTGCTAATATGTAATTAAGTTTCATACCCTCTCCCCTATGCCGCATGTATAGGAAAAACTGCGGCTGCGTTCGTTTAAGTCAGTGTTATACGCCAAACAGCGCGATCTGCGCAGTAGCCTGCTCAAACCGCTTGCTTGCTGCGTTAAAGTAATCTGTATCAAGCTCACACCCTACAAAATCAAACCCGCCGTAATGCGCTGCAATCGCGCTGCTGCCGCTACCAAGGTGCGTGTCTAGTATCCGGTCGCCTTGCTTTGCGTAGTTGGCTAAAAGCCATTCGTATAGCTTTACGGGTTTTTGTGTTGGGTGAATGCGTAGCTCTTTGTTTTTCATGTCACCCTGCAGCATACCCGCCCATTGAAACTTAAAGCGCCTTACCGCTGTTTTGAAGCTTGTCCATGCCAGCTCACAATCTGCAAAATCAGAAGCGCCGTTTTCTTTATCCCAAACAACCCAACAGGGGCTGCTGCAGTTAAATGGCATATTATCAATAAAATGGTTTGCCCCCCATATAATCTGGTTTTTGCTAACCCTTCGCAATTCTTCAAAATATGCGCTATCAGGGGCGCAAATATCACCACCAGCAAACGCTTTGTAATCCTTTGCAACGGCCAGCTTTCCACGGCTTGCATTTCTATCCCCGTTTTCGCCTATCCCATAAGGCGGATCAACAATAGCCAAATCAAAAGAATTGTCTGGCAGCGTTCGCATGTATTCCATACAGTCTATGTTCAGTAATTCAATAGCCATAATCATTCCTGTGTTTTGTGCATAACAACGCAATCAAGCGGACTAGCCGCTTATTGCAGGGTTATGTGTCACCAATCAGCCTTCGCGCTTCGTCATAAATGGCGCACTCTGCACATGGCCTGTTTGCTAAATCACCATTGTCGCTATCCCATACACCGGGGACTCTGTGCGAATGGTTTGGTGATCCATATTTCCTGTGCGCCCGCATGTTCCACAAATAAACAAGGTCAGCAAGCAATCGTTTTGGTATTTCTATCGTTTCTTCTGGCATTTATATTCTCCTGTTGGTGACACATAACAACGTGGTCAAGCGGACGTACCGCCGCTTACCACAGGGTTAGAAGTCAAAGCTGCCTAGTGCTGCCTGCCATTTCTCGCGTTCTTTCTTTGCATAATCATCCGCAACCTTGTCTGCCTTTTTGATCTGTTGCCGCCATATATCCATGCGAACAAGTGAATCCGTATTTGCATCGTAGTGGTATGTTTCACCAGCAAACTTGCATCTTCCGTAATACCTAGCAACGCTAAACTGTGACTGACTCACTCCGTAAATACGCTCAGGCGATTCCTGTTTGCCTTCTAACAACTCGCTCATGGTCGTTCCTCTCTTCGTTCGTCACTGGACAGCCGCTTCGCGTCTGCCCCATAGCTCTGGGTTAGGTGCCTTTGGGTATGGTGCTGGCTTGTACCGTAGAGAAGCAATAAGCTCCGCGCGCCTGCGCCCTTTGGCGTTGATGTAAACGTACCGATGCTTTCTCGGGCGATCCGTCAAGCTGAACCTGTCGCCATACTTCGCCCGTACCTCTTTTGCCGTGTACTTGTCGGCTATCGTCTGGCAGTGCTTATCAATACCGGCAATAGTCCAGTTCGTGCGCTTGGCCGACAGGCCTGTGTAAATCCAGTTTGTTGCTTGGTACACAATCCCAACGTGTCCTTGCTGAATCTCAGCGAACGAAACTACAATCTCCTTTCCGGCCTTTGAGACTGTGCGTCCAATCAGGAAGCTCTCGCCATTTCGCGGCACGGTGTCGCAAACCCAGAGCCTCGTAAGTTCCACCACGTTGCAGGCATTCTCAGGCCCGGCAATCCCGCTGCGTAGCGGCGCACTGCTTGGCGTGCCGTAGCAAACGACGCCTTTAAGATCATCGCCAAGGAAAAGGCCAAACGCGACACTGCACGGCGCTTTGCGGTGCAGGTAGTGCTCGCGCACGACAACGCGCATTGCGGTCGCGTAGTCGATCTGACGAATCTTGTAGTTCTCAAGGGCCAAGGCTAATCACTCCAATTTTATCGCGGCGGCACCTAACATTTCATTCAAGCCGACGCCGCTTCGCGTCACGGCTTAACTCAGGTGTTATACGCCTTCTTTGCTGTTAGCTGCTTCCACAGATTGAGAAAGCGCGATTCGTGATTCATTCAGCATTCCAATCAGCCCGCCAATAATCATATCTGCATTAAGCATCTGTGATTCAAGCGCATCTGCCTGCCTGCGAACATGGTCAGGGTATGGTCGCGTAACCTCTCTTGTTTTTTCTCGGCACTGGCGAATCATGTAAGCCAAGTCCATTAACCGCGTGTCGTATTGTTTAATTTCCACTTGTAACCTCCGACGTATAACAACGCCATGAATCGGACTCGCTTCACTCGCCGTTTATGGCAAGGTTATGCGTCACGTTTAAGCCGCGCCACGTACTTCAAGGCGCGTTCTTTCTGTTCTGGTGTAACGTACATTTCAATGCGCAGCTTAACCAATCCGAGCCTTGCGGCCTTTGCTGCGCGATCCGTGCGCAGCTTTTTCATCAGTTCGGCTTTAGGCTTCACTGGTGCCTCAATAGAGCTTTTGCTGATTCGTTTACAACATGCAGCATCGCATCATGGTAGCTAAAAAATATCTGCACACCGGCAGCAATGCCAATAACTCCAAACCTATTGCGATAGCTGCCGTCTATGTACATTTTTTCCAATACAACAACGCGAACCGAAAATAACTCTTCCTTCTCGTCAGGTAGATAGTTCATACCGCCATCCTCAAAATACCATCAACCATAATTATTTCTCGGCGCTTTATCCACAGGGCTACTGTAGAGTGAAGCGCCTTGCTTAGTGAGCAATATGAAACTTCACCTTTACTTAAGGCTATTGCTAAATCTCTGCGGCTTTTTATCATGTCTGCATCTCCGTGGTTGATGTAGTCATTATACACGGTAACGCGTTACCTGCAAGCATTTATTCCAACTATTTTCACTGTTAATTCATACAGTACCGGCGACACATAACAAGCGCATCAAGCGGACTAAAGCCGCTTATGCGCGGGGTTATACGTCACCTATAAGGTGCAGGTAGAACGCCTCACATACTCGCCTGGTGTGTTCTTCTTTGTCCTCGCCATCCATCGGCGCAAGACCGCTCCCGCATCCATGCCACCAGCTTGCAAAATCATTCTTTTGCATTTTCAAATGCTGGTATTCCTCAATGATTTCACAAACAGTATCACCATCTGCCCGTTTCAGCTTTTGTAACATTTGTCTGATATTCATTTAATTCTCCTCGTTAGGTTACGCATAACAAGTCGCTCAAGGTCGTTCGCGTTGCTCACTGGACTCGCCGTAAACGGCTCGCCCTTTAGTTCCATCGTTATGCGTCACTTCAGCCGCGCCGAGTACTCCCGTAATTTTTCCGCGTTTTCCTGTGTCGCGTACAGCTCCACACGAACCAGCCCTAAATCCGCCCGCCGCTTTTTCAGAGCTGCCTGCCGCTCTGCGGCAGACTTAGGGGTTTGCGCCACTTTGCCTGTCTCGTCACGCATAAGCTCTCCAAGACTCCACAGCGTAGCGGTCGCCGCGCTTTGTGGCCGCTTTGTTGGCTGCATTATAGCTTTTGTGCTTGCTAACAATGTCGCCGTTCATACGGTCTACGACTACTGCCGCATATTTTGCTTTGGTTGCTGCGTCGATGTTTGCCATGTCTCTATCCTCGTCTGCCCTTGGGCTTATTCCCTCAGTGCATGGATACATAATAGCACGCGTTACCGGTAACGCAATAGCCTTGTGCAATTATTTCCACTGGTAATTCATACAGTGCCTAGACGCATAACAAGTCGCTCAAGCGGACTCGCTCCGCTCTCCGCTTACCTCTGTGTTATATGGCATCGTATATCGCATTGAATATCCGCAATGGGTTCCATGACTTTTTAATAACAATCGTTCCCCCAATCCTATTTGCGAACGAAACAGCTTCGCCATAGTGTGAGAAATTGTATCTGCTGTTTACTTGATAAACTGTGAACATAAAATTTCAGCTCTCGTTAAAATGCCATATAACAACACGTTCAAACTCGTTCGCTTTGCTCACTGGACGCGGCAAGCCGCGCCGTTTAACTCTTGGTTAGCAGTCATATTTTCAGTGCCTCAAGACACTTCTTGCACGTTACCGCTTCTGGTCGCGTTGTCCAATATGCGCGAGTCAGATCTATCGCTCGCGGTTTCTGGAAGCACAGCGCAGAAACGCCACCCCTTTGATTTACCTTCGCTGCCATGTGGTATTTCTTTTTCATGCTCAATCTCCAATGACTGCTAACAGGTCGTTCAGCGTTCGACTCGCTGCGCTCGCGAAGCTAACTCTGCGTTATGCGTCATCTCGCTTGGTTGCATTTTTTCGCTTCCTTTCGTCTAGCCAGTTAGATACAAAAACAGACCCGAATAAAACAACTAGAAATAGAACAGTTGCCGCTTCGACTATCGTTCCTATCGTGTAAATAAACATTTCGCCTCTCCGTTAGTTAAAATGCCGTATAACAAGTCGCTGGAGAATCGCGCTACGCGCTGGACAGCCCTACGGGCTGCCTCTCAGCTCCACTGTTATGCACACCAAGGCGCTCAATCAAGCCTCGCAGCACAATCGTAGATCCGTTCCTGCCGTGCATTGCCTCAATATCGTCAAGGTGTCCCATCGCCTGCTTTGTGTCATGCTGGCGCGGGGACAATTCAGGCAATGGCTCGCTACCTGTTGCCGTGGTGCCGTCTGTGTATTCCTTTCCGCCACCAACATTGCGCAGCTCATACTCGGCAAAATAGTCGCCATAGTCGTTAATCAGCTCGCCAGTCGGAAGTTCTGTCGCTTCCTGCTTAATCTCGCCCCAGCAAACGCTGGTAACTTCATCATCCCATCCATCGTAAGCAACATCGCGGTAAGCCTGCAAGGAGTCTTCCGCTGCTCCCTTGGCTTCAGCTTCTGTTTCGTAGGTATCGAAACCAGTTTCATGGCTATAGGCAAAGTATCTGTATTTTTGATTCATG